TCCCCATCACCGGCTTGTACGCATTCCGCTTCGGAGCAAGCTCCTCTCGGAACGACGAACAAGCCGGAGCCCGTTATGTGAGATTGCTAAATTTCAAATTCCATAAGAACTTTTTCAGCATTTTTCCAAGCTAATGGTTGTTTTTCTAAATACCATTCATCTTTTCCAAATTCTTCTTTCCATTTCTTTAACGAAACAAGTTGATATAGGGCGTTTAATAATTCTTCATTTTCTTTTAGTGTTTCTATACGCCCAAATATAGCTCCTCTTTTAAACCATTTTGCATTATAACCTGCTTCGGCTTGATTAAAATTATGTTGTGAAGCTCTTTTTATTCCCTCATTATAGAAAATCATTTTATAATCATTTTCCTTTGGATGATGCCATTCTTCTCTACCGCAATTATCACAATAGTTTTCACTTAATGAGTTTTTTATGAATTTTGAGCATAAATTATTTTCCATCACGCTTTGTTTTAGTTACCCGCAACCTCACATAACAGCCGTTTGGCAATATGGCAAGTTTAGGTTTAATTTATAGTTGGTTTTGTGCCTTACGCACTTGTAATAATCCGAAAATTCGGGTGTACTTTTTTGCCACATCGCCAAGCGACAGGGCGTTAGCAGTCAGTTAAACAACTACTCGAATAAAGTAGAAACTTTTGCTTTTTTCTTCTTCTTTTCAAAAGAAATTCCGTCTAACATTTTTATTTTAGTTTCTCCTTTGTAACCCCTTTTTAAGTAGTAAACCGCACTTGGAAATCCAAAAGGAAATCCTGCTTTACTACTTGGCAATGTGTGTATTTCAACAAATCCGCCATAATTAAATATATCGCTCATTGTTCCCATACTTTTAAACATTTTCGCAACAGGAACTAATAAAACAATATTATCAGCCAATGCAAATGAATGTTCAAGAAACCTGTTATAATCCGAATAAGGTGGGTTGGTTACAATCCAATCTACTTTTTCATTATAATCATAATAGTTTATACCTTCTGCAATTTCACACCATTCTGTATCTTTCGGTAAGTGATTTAAAAACGCACCCTCACCTTTACACGGTTCTAATACTTTTCCTTTAATATCAAACATTGATACTATTTGTTTCGCCAACCAATCAGGCGTAAAAACCACATCATTCGGGTTTATGTGAGCATATTTTCCTTCTAATTCAGGATTGTGTTTTTGTCCTTTAATGCTTCCCATACTTATTTTTCTAATTCTGTTAATAATTCGTCAATTGAATAATCTCCTTGTTTTTGTTTATATTGCAATCTTTCGCTTTGAATATATTTTATCAATATTTTTTTAGCATAATTACGATTGTTCTCATCCGTAACCGAACCGCTAACACTCGTTTGGCAAGATTGCTGATTTTGTTGTTTATTCACGTTCACGTTTCGCATCATATTTATTTTTAAGTTGAAGTTTTATTTTTCCGAAGTCAGCAACCTCGCCAAGCGAGATAACGTTATAAGTAACTTTACCAAACTATGTAGCCAAAAGTTCTAAAATCTTAACTACTTTTCCGTCTTGTAAACCATACCTTAAATGTGTTACTTTTCCTTCTGGAATATCAAACTCTTCTAAAAATTCATTTGAAATTTCATTTTCTGGACAATAATATTCGCCTTTTTTAAATAGATGTTTAAAATCACTTATCCATATTTCATCACCTACTTTTAAATCTATTGGGAAATTCTCAACATAAAAAACGACCCAATTGTGTTTGTCTTCTTGCCATTCTTTTGTAAAATTAAATTCTGTTATCATAATAAAAGCTACTTATAACAACTGCTATATTCAATAGCGGTTATCGGGTTAAATTCAATAATTTGTTTGTACTTGTTATTTTCGGTCATCAACCGAAGCATTGTTTTGTGTTTCCGCTACTGAAATATAGCACCATACGTCAGTAGCTATTTAAACAACGTTTTGTGTATAACTACATCGTTTATCCGAATTGGGAATTTTAAACGTGCTAAAGTGTGGTATTTTAGATTTTCAAACTCACAACACTTTTTTAGATTTCCATAAGTTTCTATTCGGTCGTTTTGAATGAAAACTATAATATTTTTTCGTTCCATATTTACTAAATTATTTCGCAATCATCAATCCAATAAGGATAACCGTTAGCATATTCTCCATTGTCATTTATTGAACTTAATAAAATTCCTTTTATATCTGAAAAAACAACTTCAAATTCACGTCCTTCAAAATGCTTTATTTTATCTCCAACAAAAACTTTATTTTTGTTTTTATCTTTCAATCGTGTATATTCTTGAATCGTATCAGGTTTTATATGATATGCATTATTGTCTTCTGTAATTATAACTAATTCATTATTATAAAAAGAAAGTAGTCCATAAACAACAATGTCGTTATTTATTCTTTTCGCTCTAAATTCAAAGTTATTTACAGCTTGTTTATAAAAATTTTCATTCATAGTAATTTGTATTTGTTTAGTAAGTTTTCAGTTGTTTTTTTCGCTTCTTTTTTTGTTAAGAAAATATTTTGATTCAATGATATAAAACCATCATTTAACTTTACAGAAACAAACCAATCAAATTTAGTTTTTATTCCTTTTGTGATAGTAAAAGTTCCATTTGCAAATTCGTAAGTATAAGTAGATGTTTTCATTTTGATTTGTTTTAGTTGTTATTTCTTTTACAAATATACGACTAATTTTGTAACTACCAAATAAAATTACAAATATTTTTAAAATAAATGTAAAATAAAAAAACAGCTACTAACAGCAGTTACACAATACCAGCCGAAATATAGCAACCGCATAGGCTGGCATCGTGTAGCTGCGGAACGTTAGCAACAATGCTTATTGAGAGCGTCACATATAATTTCTGCTTCTGCTCTATAAAATGTTTCACACATTGAGCGTTTCCAGTAATCTCCATAATCTTCCTTACCTGCTGCTGTGTCAATTATTGTAAATTCAAAACAGCAATGTCCTGAAAGGCTTTCGTCAATAATTATATACCTCGCACTGCTGCTAACATCGGTTTTGTTCAATGCCTGGTTTTCGTTATTTTCTGTTTTCATAAGATATATTATTTAAGTTGAAAGTTTAGTTTTTCTAAGTCGGCACTAAACAAAGCCGAGAAACGTTATATGATAGCTTACTCAACTAACTTCTCAAAATTATCTTTGAAATATTGTTCAGCTACTAACCATTGGTCTGAATAGTCTTTTGGATTCCTTGCAATCATATCTCCAATTTTAGGACTTCCATTGTTTTTGTCTGCATCAGAAATAGATATGTTAAAACCAAATGGATATTCTGATATATGTATAAATCCGTGATTCTTAAATACATTAATATCATTTTCTGTTACTTCTCGCATTTCTGCAATTTGACTTCTTCTGAATTGTTTAAAGTTTTTCATAATTTTTAGTGTTAAAAAGCCAGCATATAACAATGCATTGTAGCAATTGTGGCAATTGGCTTGATTAATAATTGTTTTTGTACTTGGTTGGTTAGTTTTAAATCGATAATTTGGCAGTCCTAATACACAACTGCAACAATGCTTCAACGTTACCAGAAATACTACGATTTGTTTTCTAATAACCATTTTTTAGCAGTTTCATAATATCCTGCTTGTTGCCATTCAAAATCTAAATCAGCAACATCACAAAGTAGATTCCCTACATCAGAAACTAAACCGTCAAGCATTTCTACGGCTTCATTATTCTGTTGTTCAATCATATCTCTTAAATCAATCATTCCTCTATAATAATGGTCTTGTGCTTCACTCATTGCAATTTCACTTTGAACTGGTTTTTCGAAAGAGGTAAATTGTTTTGAATATTCTCTTGCTTTTCCCCAAAGAACCCCGTCGGGTAATTTATCTGTAATTTTAAACAAAGTTTTTTTAGCTAATTCAGTTCCTTGCAAATCTTTAGTATTGTCAATATAATCAGATAATAAGTCTTTTGCTTTTACAAGCATATTTGTAATTTCTGTCAATCTAACATCAGCACCTACTGTTTCAACTTCTTGAATAGCATTGAAAATCGCTAATTCTGCGGGTGTATTTAACCATAATTTATTTCTTCTTGGTGTCATAATTATTTATTTAAAAATTTATCTATTTCATTTATAATCCATCCTGTTAAATAGGCTTGCGGTTCGTCGTTTTGTCTGTCAAGTTCAACACCGCATTTTAAGAATATTGCATTTACAATATGCACAACTTCGTGAGCTATTATTGACCATTCTACTTTTTTGATTGCAACTATGTATTCATCATTGTTTTTTATTTCAAAAACAACCGCATCATAAAGTTTTGAATCAATTTTTGTGTTATAAAGTAGATTTACTTTGCTCCACGAATCTGTGGTAATGATTTTTAATTTTCCAAAGTAAATTGGAATGTTAATTGTTTTTTCTTTCATATTTAGTAGATTTTAATTTGTCCTAATTCTAAAGTATCAATTTCTTTTGGAATGATGATTTTATAACATCCATAAGGAACATCATTTGTATAAAATATACCATCAGGTGTTTTTACCCACTTAACTTCAACTTCCTCACAACTTGGATTCTTAACAAACCACTCTAAGAACTCATCATCAATAGCTTGTACACCATCTTTGATTAAATCAGGGTCAGTAGTAAGGATAATTTTTTGACACCAATTATATGGGTATGTATGTAGTTTTGCTCTTTTTACATATTCATTAATACTTACTTCAATATTTTTGAAAATTTCCTTTTGGAAAGGAAATTTTAATGTCCAATCTTCATCTTTAATTTCTTCATCATTAGTGATGTAGATGTTTCTTTTTTCAATTGGAAAACAAGTCGCATTAAGACTTAATCTTTCTTGTAATAGTAATTTTTTTGTTACTACATCAAAATACAACCTACTTTGGTTTTTTGTTGGTAATATGTGTATGTTTTTCATTTTATTATTGTTTTAAATTGTTAAATTATAATTGCCGTACTTCTGGTAACAATCACTATACAGCAGTTGCCGAATCTACTAAACCGCATAGGCAACCGCAGTATAGTTTTAACGTTATGCCTAATACTACGATTCAGTCGCAGCAATATCATTTTGGTAAGATTTTAAGATTATTTTCAAGTCTTTAATCATTTGCTCATAATCATAAATAACACCTTCCATAGATTCTAATTTTGAAAGTGACATCCTTACTTCCTCTTCGAATTTATGATCCGAGCAAAATTTAATTTTATTTCTTAAATTATCTCTTTTTTCAGTCCAACGCATTAAATCATTCCCATTGTTTCTAATCAATTCTTTAATTTCTTTTTCCATTTTATTTTTAGTTTTAATAATTGGTATTTTAGCATGGTTTAAGTTGCCGAGTTTTAGAAAGGGCAATCATTTTTAACTTTCGGCATCAAGTCCTTATACTCCCTTTTTATTTTTTCAGATATTGCGTTTCGGATAAAATCGGCTACATCAACATTGTAAGATTGCATTTTTACCAGTGTTTGGTGTTGTGTTTCTGTAATGCGAATTACCTTTGTTTTTGTGTATTGTTTCATCTTTGTAATACATTTTATGCGCAAAGCAAGTAGTTATATTCCAGCTTCTAGCAACTTTGCGTCAAAATCTACTCTGCATACTCGAATACAACAGGAGCGAGTTCTTTATCAATCGTTAATTTTCCATCAGCACTTGCGATTATTTGCAAGGCTATTTTTTTATTTTCTTTTGATGTCAAAACTTGATGCGCAGAACCATCTTTGAATTGAACAATCATTACTATTACTTCAATATCTTCTATTTCCATTTTTTTAATTTAATTTGTTAGTAAAAAAAAGCCGAGAATATAACAGCTACTACAATCAATAGCTTAATCTGGCTTTGGTTATTATTGTTTTGTGTTTGGATAATTTATAATTATCCGAGAATTAGTCTTTATTTGTCCGCTACTGCTTGTAGTAGCAAAGCGTTAGCAGTAATGTTACTCAATATTGTCTATAAAAAGAAGTTCATAAACATCATCCATAGTTGCTTCAATTTCTAATCCAAATTCCTCAGCATCAAAATATCTAACATAACATTCGCCCTCTTCTCGGTCTGCAACACATTCATCGTCTTCTCCATTAAATTTAAAAGTTCCGCATCCTGTACATTTATCGCAAACACTTTCTTCAGGATATTCTTCTTCTGTTAGTCTTTTTGATTTCCAACCTTTAGAATATTGGTCTGATATGTAGTTAAGAAGTTTTTTAGTTTTTTCTACAAATTCATCTTTAGGCATATTAATTAGTTCTTGTATTTCTTCTTTAGTATTCATAAGTTTATCAAAATCATCAAAAGAAAAAACACTACTGCTAACACTCGTTTGGCTCAATGCCTTATTTTCGTTTTTATCGTTTTTCATCACGTTTATTTTTAATTAGAAATTATTGTTTTCATAACTCGGCACTAAGCCAAGCGATGTAACGTTAGGAGAAACCGCCTAGTATAGTGGCTTCTCTGGCTTAATAATTTGTTGATAGTGGGTAATATATTTTAACCACCATTCTTTATTAAATTCTAAAGAAAATTTAGGGTGCGGAAACTCTCTTTCTACGATTAAATTATCAAAACTTGCAATCGTATAATATTCTCCAATTGTAGGTAAATCAGATTCTTTTTCAATTTTAGTCCAACCGTGATTGTGTTCTACTCCTTGTAATGTTTTAGGACGAATTGAATCTCTTTCTGAATTAAATTTTAATCTATCAAACAATTCATCATTTGAATAATTTTTTGGATGAATATTTAACCATCCATCAGGGCTTACTTTATCTGTGTAAAAACTACCCCATTCTTTTTTAATTTTTTCTTGTTTTGTCATTTTAAATATGTTTTTAAATTAGTGTTTAGTGGTATTCTCCTAACAATCGTTTGTACTAAGCGGCAGAATATACGCAACCGCATAGCCGCCTAGTACAAGCGACAAACGTTACAAGACATTACAAATCACGTACACCTACAACATTTCCGTTAATAGGGGTTCCGTCTTCATAAAGTCCTTCGTGTTCAATTTCAGCAATCATTTGCATTGGCTTATTTCCTTTAAAATAATCCCATAACGCATCAAATCTGTCTTGGCTTAATCCAACTTTGGGCCAGAATATGTTTTGGTTATTTAATGGCTCGCAAGTCATTGATTTTTTTCTCCCTAATCCAGTAAGTTTAAAATCCGTTTTCACAAGAGTAACGTCTTGTAACATAGGTTTTGTGCTATTGCCTGATTGGTTATTAATTGAAACATTGTTTTTTTCTTGATTCATTTGTTTTTAATTTAAAGTTTTAGGTGTGTTTTCAAGGCAACATCACAAAGCCTCCGCCGTTATGCGTCAGCTTCCAGAACCGAATCGTTATAATCACGTTTTAGTTTTTCAATTGATTTTTCAAAAGCTAATGCAATATCTTTATGTAATTCTTTATCAGCATCAATTAAATATCTTCCGTAAGTTTCGCCATCTTTCCAGAATAAATTAGGAGCTTGTTTTTTGTGCTTTAAAAATCCTTTTAAAAAAGTAGAAACAAATCCTTTTTCTCTATTTGAATCGAAATTTAATTGTCTTAAAACACCTTCTCGATATTCAATTTCATTTAGTAGTTTAGTCTTTAACTCTAAAAATTCTTTTTGTTTTTCCGTATTCATTTTATTATTTTTTGATTAATATTTAGTTTTAAAAAGCCGAACGCATAACAGCCACTACAACGGATTTGGGCATTGGACTTTCTGAATTATTGTTTTGTGCTTGTAATTATTAGACATAACCGAAAGATTACGCATTTTTAACCCCAAACCCGTTGTAGTGCCAGAACGTTAGCAGCAATTAACGCTGACAATGAAAATCAACCGTTCCTACGAATTTATAAAGAGTTTTCGCTACATCTAAATACTCGTTAAGTTCATCTTCTGCTTTAAAACACGCTTTATAATCTGTAGCTTCATTTTTTATTTTTTGTTGCATTGCTTTTATAACATTAAATTCTCTATCTGTTACTTTATAAATCGCCTGTTCGATGATAATTGTTTTCATAAATTTAACTGCTGCTAACAGCTTGTATAGTTAATGCGGTATTAGGTTTATTTTAAAGTTCTGTCTGTACTTGGATTACTCGGTCTTGAATGGAGCGATTCGGCTTATTTTTCCGCACTAACCATACACGCAAACGTTATGCCTAATACTACGATTCTTGGTAGTAATCAGTATTTCCAAAATAATCACATTCAACATATTTTCCATCTAAAAAAGGAGGTAATGATTCTGGATATTCGCCATCTTGAAGATATTTATAATATTTATCTTGAATTTTGTAAATGATACCGTTGTGGGGTGTCATTTGCACTTCTATATTTCTTGTTGCCATATAGGCGTTAAACGCTTCTAATTCTTTATAAAAAGAAGATTCTTGTCTTAATACTTTAATCATTTTACTTTTAATTTATTGTTAATATTTTATTTTGCCGTACTAGGCATAACAACGGCTACATTTCAGCAGCCGAAAGCAACTTTGTACATAGGCTGCCGAAACTGTAGCCGCAGAACGTTAGGGCTCATTGCTCTATTTTCGTTTTCAAAAGAAATTCATCATACGCTTCCTTGCCTTTTTTTGTGCAATAATGTCCACAATAATATGAATAGCCTTTAGTTCTACTTGACAAGTCGCCAATAGTTTGATATTCAGAGCCAATTAAATCTGCACGACACATTTTTCCTAGATAAGAAAAAGTCATTGTGTCAATTACCATTTTAGCAGTTCTAGCAAAAGAATATTTTTTAATAGTTTCTTCATCATAGATAATTTTAGTCAGCATAGTTCCGTGAACAGAAGTATTATAATTTCTTCCTTTATTTATCAAAAACTCTAAAACCCTAAATTGTTTATCTGTTAATTTCATAATATAAATTTAAAAATGAAGGAACGCCTTATCTTTCAATCGTGAGAGACGTTTTTGTACTCGATGAAACCTTCTTTAATCATCCGCAACGAACCCTAACATACGCTTGTAGCTATATGCTATGACTATTTTCTTTCTATTCACGTTCTATCTTGGCATACAGCTACAAGCTAGACCGATGGAGTACATCCCTCCGGGCTGCACTCCATCGGGCTCCGGCTTCGCCTTGGTGAGCGGAACGCCCCTTTTCCCCATCACCGGCTTGTACGCATTCCGCTTCGGAGCAAGCTCCTCTCGGAACGACGAACAAGCCGGAGCCCGTTACAGGACAGCGAGAGCAACATTACTTTATCTTGCGAAGCCATTTTTTAGCCCAATTTTCTACGTCCTTAATATTTTCAAATTCTTTTGTATCAAGAGAGCGATAATACGCCATAGATTCACAACGAATTAATCCGTTATCATCTTTCCATATATTAATCGCACCATTGCTGTCAGCAGCAGTACAGGCTTTTCCGTTTTTTAAAACATCTTTTATTTCAGATGGTTTTGTGATAAATTCACATTCAATTTCTTCTACAGAAGTTCCTTTTAAGTTTCTTAATGTTCCCATTTTTTATTTGATTTTAGTGCCGTCCTGTAACAACAGCTACATTTCAGCGTTAGTTTTGTTATTAATTTAAGTTCTGTTTTTCTATTTCAGTTTCGTGCTTTCTGAAAGTTTTGGAGTTCTAATCCGCCACTTCTTATACACGCAAAACGTTATCAGGAATACTACGATTCAGGAGCGGGTAAAAACTTGTCAATTTCTGCCCTGCATATCCTCGGCGATTTCCCGATATTGATTTTGATATTTTAGATGAGCTTCTAATTCTGTATTGAAACTACCTAAATAAATTTGTTTTCCTTTTATCGTTATTCTTGCCATATATTTTTTAGCTGCTTTACTTAAAGAAACTCCTTCGTATTTAGAACTAAAATTTGCATTTTTAGTTTTAATAGGTAATCCTGATAAATGATTTTTCAATGCGTTTTCATAGTATTCTGATGCTTCTTCCTCTATCTCAAAATATCCTAAATGTTTTACTTTTCCTTCGATAACTATTGCCGACCTCCATTTATTATTCTTTTTATGCCACGAAACCCCAGTGTATTTACTACTGCTTTTTAAATGCTTTTTATTTGCGTTTTTCCTTTGAGTAATTATCTCTAAATTTTCAATTCTATTATCAGTCCTGATTTGATTTTTATGTTCTACAACTAATTCAAACCCACAGGGAGTATGATTTAAAAACTCCATAGCAACTAATTGATGTATTCCAAAACTTTTAGATTTTCCATTTAAGCATAACCCTACTTTATAATATCCTTCCTCTAAAAAAATCTTTAATATCTTTTCTTTTGACCAAAAACCACCATTTCCTCTTTTAATAAATCTACTTAATGATTTTACATTATGTAAATTACTAAACTCATACTTTCCTTCATATCCAGGAATAGGCTTCCAAACCTCTACTTGATCTTTCATAACAAAAATTTATTTATTTCGTCTATGTGAATTCTTGGCGATTTTCCAATTATAATTTTTTTAATCTCGCCGGAGTTTATTAGTATGTAAATATGCGCTTTGCTTATACCTAATTTTTTAGCCGCATCCGTTATTGAAAAAGTTATTGGCTCAATTATTTTTGGTTGTCGAGATTCAAAGACTTTATTTATTTGGTCATCTGTTAGCTCTATAAATATCTTTTCTTTCATTTTTATTTGTTTTTAAATGGAAATTGTTTCGCAAAGATAGGAATTAATTTCATATATAGACAGTTAAAATGAAATTATTTCTGAAAATATATCTATATTTGATTATTTATATGTAACTTTGCTTATCAAAACTTTATATTATGAATATCAAATTCACATTAAACGGAACAAAGGCGATAAAGAAATTATCTGTTCGCTTCTATCATCATAAGTTGGACGTGTCGGCAGCGATAAACGTGATGCTGACGGATTCTGAATGGGTTTCTGCGACGGAAACTGTTGTAGGGAATAATGAAGTGACTATTGCTTTACAAGAGCTTAAAACGGATATTTTAAAGCAATACAATAAAGACTTTTGCCGTGGAGTTTTGATTGATAAGATTTGGTTGCAAAAGGTAATTAAAACTACATTTATGCGCCCGAAAGAGGAAATTTCGATGGTAAGTCCATTACATACGATTTACGTTTCGGACTTTGCTACATATTGGTTGGAAAATTTTTCCTCGGACTGGAAAGTTTCGGCCAAAAAGAAAATGGAAGAACCGGCGAAGAACCAATACAAGAAATTCGTCGAAACTCTTGTGGAATACGAAAAAGTAATAGGAGAGAAAATCACGCTTCGTAACAATACCAAAAAAGATTTGGAGGGATTTATCGATTGGCAGGAAACCGAAAACTACCAAAACTCTACGATAGAAAGAAACATAGGTAGATTGCGCTTCTTTTTTAATCGTGCTACAGAAATGGATTTTGAAGTAAGTCAAGCATTTAAGGAAAGAATTTATTTCGATCCCGAAAATGATATTGAGGGAGTTTATTTGAATGAGCAGGAAATCCAGAAGATAATCGACAAGGATTTTTCGTATGACGAAGAATTGAACGTTGCAAAGCAAAACTTTATTTTGGGATTATTTACAGGACTTCGTGTGAGTGACTTTTTGAAACTTGATGCAAATAATATAAAGGATGGTAATTTTACAATTAAAACTCAAAAAACAAAAGCTAAGGTAGTTATCCCGATTCATTTTCAAGTAGAAAAATTACTAAATGATAATTTTGGATATTTACCCCAAAAAATAAGCAGTTCGGATTTTAACAAGCACATTAAAACCATTTGCCAAGTATGCGAAATAGATAATTTGGTTTACGGTAAATTGTTCGATAAAGTTTTAAAAAGAAAAAAAGTTGGGTATTTCGAGAAATATAAACTAATTTCGTCACACGTTTGTCGCCGAAGTTTTGCTACGAATAACTATGGCAAGGTAGATGATGCCGTGATAAAATCAATTTGTGGCTGGAGTAAAAAAAGCTCCCAATTAGACCACTACAATAAAACAAGTAAGGTAGAATATGCCGAAATAATGAAACGACAATGGAACCAATAAAAGAAAAGCGATTTTGTGCCGAATGTGGAGAAGAAATTTTTGGAAGGGAAGATAAGATGTTTTGCTCCAACAAGTGCCGGAATACGTACAATAACCGTCAAAACAAAGACGCTACAAATTTAGTGAGGAATATAAACAATCGCCTACGTAAAAATTATCGTATTTTGACTGAATTAAATGTATGCGAAAATCCAAAAGTAGAACGTAAACTTTTGAAGAAAAAAGGTTTTGATTTTGAATTTTTTACAAGTTTTTTGGAGGCTAAAACTGGAAACAAGTATTATTTTGTTTACGATAAAGGGTATTGTGAGATAAAAGATGATTTTTTTCTTTTGGTTAAGAAAGAGTTTTAGTCATTTTTAAACATAAAAAAAAGCCTCTCATTTCTGGGAGGCTTTTTGTTTGTCGTAATTTATACTTTTTAATAATAGTTCTGCGAGACCATCAACAATATCTTTTGCTTTTACTGGCAATAAGTGTTCGGCCATTTTTGCTTGAATAGAAGCAAGTTTTCTTATTCCGCCTTCATTTAAAGGGCATTTCCCTTTTGGATTGTGTAATTGTTCAAGAGCGATTGACAAAACAAATATGTCGTCTGTAGATAATTTCATAATTTTTCGTTTTTGTAATGTTCTCCGTCGTTGCCATTTTGCCCGATAATATTCATTCTTTTTTCGTTTTCTTCGGAATACCAAGATTCAGAATGACGAATTTCGGCGAATGTATCAATAGTTTTTGATAGTTTTCTATTCTCCCCGAATAAGGAAATGTATTCGTAGTCGGAAATATTAAGTTTGTCGTTTAGATCAAAAATAATAATTTCTTGCTTGATGATTTTTCGCAAAAGTAGCACGCAAAGCACAATTAAAGCGATTACTGATAATAAAAGTGTTGTGTTCATATTTAGTCGTATTTTGGGAGGGTTAAATGAATAGTTTTGCTCATTTCTATTATTTCTTCGTTAGAAATTTCTTTGTGATGGTCGATAGTTTTAAAAAGTTTTCCATCTAGTCGAGAAAAGAAAGAAATATATTTCCCTTGATTCCTTGCATTAATTCCTATTTGTTCGTTGAGGAAAAAATTAAAATCTTTTGAGTATTCCGTTTGTACTGTGTTCATAGTTTAGTTGGTTTTTTCGATTAGTTCAATAAGTTCAATCCCAAATGCGCTTAAAATTATCGCTACGTCTTGAAACCGAATTTCTTTGTAAGTTCCGCTTTCTATTCTGGATATTAATCCTTGATAGGTTATTTCATTGTAGGCGAGAACAGCTAGTTGTTTTTGGGTTAGGTTTTTGGATTTTCGTTTGGATTTTAGGATTGCGCCTATTTCTTGTGATGTTGTCATTAGTTGTTTTTTTTTATTTAACAATATATAAACGGCTTCTTTTGTCAAAAATCACATTTTCTTTATCTATGATTTTAACCTCGCTAATTAGAATTTTACAAGGTTCTTCTAAATACCAAATGTATTCGGGGTCTGTTTCTGAAACCATACCAATTTCACAATATTTAGGCTTAATTCCTGGAGGTTGAAAATAAACTGTATTTTCCATAATTTCTAATTTTTTTTATCTTTATCTTGTACTAGAATTGTTCCTTTTTCATATTTAACATAATGAATTAAATCTCCATTTGTAGCAAAATAACTTTCTTCAACTTCGCCGTCGAATAACTGTAAATTGTCTTTATCTCTTGTTGTTTCATAATTGTCCGCCCAAGTTTGATGTGGTAAATAACTAGTTCCGTAAAATTGTATATTTGTCATAATTTCTTTTTTTTTAATTAATTCCTAAAACATTCTCTATTGCTTCGATGTCTTCTTTTTTGAACTTTGCTTTGTTGTTCATCAAGCAAATGAACCTTTTTTGGGGGATTTTTGCCCGAATAGCAAGCTCCGAAAGTTTCATCCCTAAATATGCCATTTCCTCCTTAATATCAGCTAAAAAAGCTTCTTTATCAAATGCTTTTTCTACTATCATAATGCACAAATAATTATAATTATCAATGCTAAAATAATTATCTGGGGCAAGAAGTCTGTTTTTTCTTTTTTCATCTTAGTTTTTAAATTGATTATGAAATAATATTCTAATATAATTTTTTAATAAATTTCTTTTATATTCACTTTCGCCATCGTCTAAAGCGTCTTGATAGTCCATTTTGTCAATTAAAGGTATTATTTCGTTTTCAAGTTTGTTGAGTTCTTGAAAGTCTTTTTTAATGTCAAATTTTCTATTTTTCATCTTGTTAGTTTTCAAAGGTTTTTTCTTCTATAATACAGTCTTTAAATTTTTCTTTGTCGTCGTCGATTAATCCCTGAAGATAGGCTTTATCTTCTTCAAGTTGTGGCTCCCAATTAGCTCCGTAAAATTTCATTTCGATTGGGTCAAAATTTTCGTCAGTTTTTGTATTCCAGATGTAATATAATGTTTTCATAATTTCTATAATTTAAGGTTTTTGTTTTTTACTGTAAATATAATTTGTTTTTTGAGTTTTCGCCTACATTCTAACCCGGATTTGCTCGGATTGATATTTAAGGCTGTTGCTTTCTGCTTTTTCGGTGCTGGAGCAAATATAATTTATCCAGTTCCCAAATAGTTGGTTTCCTTTTTCAATCTCGGATAGTTTCGAGTTTAGGATTCTGTCCTTTGTTCTTTCGTATTCTTTTTTTGTCTTTGCCATTGTTTTGAGTTTTAGTCGTTTTCTTCGATTTTAGTTAAGTTTTCTTCTTCTCCGTGCCATCCGATAGCAAAACTAATTTGCTCCATTGTAGCATCGTTTTTTAAAGCATCGTGCAGGACTTTTTGCGCTTCGTCGTCGGAACATTGAAACCTTGCTTTTACGTCGTCAACGTGCCAAAGATTGTCCGTGTAATATCCGTTTTGTTTTAGAAATGCTTTTGCTTCCTGTATTTTTTCGTAGTTGTCCATTTTTATTGGTTTTGTTCGGTTATCATTCGTTGAAATTCTTCTAAAAGTTCTTTTTGTTCTTCGGGTTTAAACGCTTTGTAAAGGTCACTTTCGATAAAATCCTCTTCGGTTTCGTCGCAATAGCAAGAAACGTCCTCAAATGCGCTTTGAAAGGCATAATCATAATCGTTAACCGCTTTTCCTTCCCAATATGTAAACTGATTGTCATTACAATTTCCTTCTGAAATATCCGCAAATCCCGCAAAGTCGCACCCCGGTTCTTCGTATTCATAATGAATTTCAAACGATGGGTATTTTTCGCTTATTTTCGTGAATAATTCAAGGCAAGGACACCAAGCACTATCTCCCGAAATTGTGATTTCATTTTCGTCCTCATTTGTTACGACAATATCAAACCATCTACCATCATTTCCCGATTTTCCAAACTCATTGCATAAGTTTGCGTAAATATCATAACCGTTTTCTTGATTTTCTCCTATCTCTAAAAGTTTTGAAAACTCTTTAATCTCGGAAACATTACCATTTAATGTTATCCAGTTGTTGCAGTTATTCGCCATTGTTTCTATTTTTTAAATTGATTTTTAAATTCTTCGGACTTAATCCATTCGTCGAGTTTTGTTTGGATTTCGTCCTCAAACTGAAAGTGTTTTGATGCTTTGTAATTTTCGTCACAAAAACCACCGTAATAATTAGCATCTACAAAATCGTGTAATTCGCTAAAACTCGCAACGGTATCAGGAACAATACCTTCGTTTATGTCTGAAAGAATTTCTTTTTTCGCCTGATTCAAAATAATATCAAAGTTTTTCATTGTTTCTATATGTGTTAATTAAAATTATTTCCGTTCCAGTAATCCTGGATATTGTCGTTTTTTTCGAGTTCCTGCAAAATGTCAAATCGTAATTTTTCGTCAAATGCAGTCCAATAATTTTTGTGATGTTCAGAATTTAAAAGCGGTAAAGGTTTTATTTTCTTTTTGCAAACTATCATAAACTCACTATTGGCTTTCAAATCGAATTTATAGGCTTTTTTAGGCGAAGTTTTGATAGTTATTACGTTTCCTTTCAATTCTAAAATTTCGCCAGTCCATTGGCTTATTATTCCAAAACTGTTTTCGTAAAATATGGTAGTTTTCATCTTTATATGTGTTTAGTTAGTTGATTTTAGTTTTTCAAAAAGTTCGTATTTGTCGCCACTAAACAAAACTTTTCCGTTTTGGATAATTTCTATTTTTTGCAATTCTCTTTGTTTGTACTCTTTTCCAGTTCCTTCAAAATCATCAATTATAATCCTGTCTTGTTCGTGTCTTAAACAAGCCAATAAATAGCCTACATTTTGGGATTTTGTTGTTTGTCCTTTAACGCCTTGCGTTGTAATGTTTATATTTTCCATTTTTTGTGATTTTTTAAATTTGAAATTTGAGTTTTCGCCTTAAATCTAATCCTCCATATAAGCTATGTAAAGACTATCTTCTGGAATTATTTTAAATTCTACTTTTGCAATGTGTTCCGATGCTTCTTTGCTCCAACCTTCCCCCTGCAATTCAATAGCGTATAATTGCCAGTCTTTCTTTTCTGTTCGGGGTAAACATCCATTAAATAAAAAATAGATGCCCAAAACGATTATAAATATTATTTGTGGTTGCTTTTTCATTGGGTTAAATTTTTGTATTGAGCTATTGTTAAATTGCTTCTCCATTTGTCGTACTTTTTTTGTATTTCTTCATCATTAAAAAAGTCTTTTTGTCCATAACAGAAACTTTGACTTTCGTTTGTTTTAGCTACAAATAAAAATGCTTCTTCGTCGCTGTTGAAATTTTCCGTATAATCCCTTGTAAAATTGTAAGATTTATGCGTGTCACTATCTAAATGCTTTATACTATATTCCATAATTACAATTTTAAATATCTATTAACTCCCTCAATATTTCTATTACCTAAATTTTCAATTAAATTACCTTGAAAATCAAATATCAAATATGTAAAATCGCCATCTTTCTTAAATTCCTTAATAACTTTTATGTTATTTTTCTTTGACTGGTGTATTGTCTTTCTCATAACTATAGTTTTTAAATTTGGTTAAAACTCTTTGTTAAAATTGTTCCCAAGCCCCAAACGAATAAGGGTTAAAAGTCTTTAAACTTACAAGGGAGGAAAAAAGGTTATTTTAAAAGTTCAAATAATTCTGTATGATAGTCGATACATTGCAAAAGTCTTTTTTTGCTTACAGTTTTAAACTTGCTTTGCGTTCTGTCAAACTCTTTTATTTTACTTGTGTAGAGTTTTCGAGATTTTAAAACGTTTAAAAGTTGGTTTAAACTTTCATTTGAAACATTGAAAATTAATGTTTCCGCACCGTTATTTTGAAATGATATTTCGAACGTGATTAAATTTGTTGATATCATAATTAGTATTTTTTGAAGTTGTTATAATGTGAAATTTTTAGTTTTTAAATCCGTTTAAAAGTTCGTCTAATAAAATATATCCTGCGCCTATAAATTGACTGCTTTTGTCTTCAGCACCATAATTATATTGTATTCGTATCTGAACATCGTTATTTTTATCCAGTCTGAAATTTGAAAAACTACTAAAGCCGCAAATTGATTTTTTTAAAACTTCTTCAACTTCTTTTAAGACTGTTTTTTCTTCGTCGGTTAAACTATCTTTTTTAATATACTCATAACCTTTATTTTGAAGAGTCAAAGCAGGAAATTTTGAATAAATATTAAATAGTTTTTCGTGTTGTTCTGGGGTAATTAGTTCTATTTTCATGATGTTATAAATTTTGAGTTATTTGTTTTTGTTTGAGTTTGAAATATGGGCAAAACTGCCCGATTAAGCGTAAATTCCAATAGCCTTACCGCCATAAAGAAAGAAACTAATTTTGTCGAAGATTTTAGATAGTGTTTTCATTTGTTTAGTTTTTAGTTAAAATAATTTAGTTGTTTTTCGGTTAAACGATTGTTTTCTTTGATTTTATCAAAATCAATAGTTCCACTTTCAAAATTAATGTAGTTACATAATGATAATATGCAATGCGAAATATCACAATCTTTCAGTGTTAATAAAACATCAGGTTTGAACAGTTTTACAAAAAGAGTAATAAACCTTTTATTTAATTTTTGTTCAAAAAGACTAATTGTAACTCTTAACCTTGTTGCATACTCTAAATAATGTTCGTTACCTCTTCCATTATTATAAGTATTATTGTGTCCAATAGCATAATTAGAATAATTTAAAGAGTCTTTTAATTCATTCAATGCTAATTTTTTAATGTTTGAGTAGTTCATAATAATAAGATATAAGATTAATAATGTTTGTTTCGTTTTGATGTAGCAAATGTATGGCAAACAAATATATCCCACAAGTATATTGTGAAATAATTTCCGTTTACAAACGACTAAGTTAATAAAGTGAGTAAAACCAATACTTCACAAGGATTTAATGTTATGAATAAAATCCTACAAAATAAAATAATACCATCAAAACTCCCAAATAAAACAAAGAACCACAATAAGTAAAACACCAGGAACAAACAACAAAAACCATCTAATTAAAATCATACACGAAAACTCCCAAAACTATCAAATCAAATTAAGACGTTATAAGCAATCAAATAACATAGACAATATAATCCAGCCAAAAACAAAAGTTATTCAAGGAATACCGCCAAAACTACCCAAAGAAAGAAAGGAAACAGTAAGAGGAAAACACAAGAGTAAAAACACACGTTTATTATTAAATTTAGGCGTGTCTAAAAAATAGTTTAGAATAGGCTGTATGAGGCTATCACAACAACAAACACGGCTAGTTAATTCAAATTATAATTGTTTGGTCTTAATTGTAATGTAATACGTAATAGTTTCCTAATGTTGAATAGAAAACTCGGAGTAAAACGATGTTGTAAATTGGCTAAGCCTTGCTATTGCTACGATTGTACGTTAAAATAGTTAATCATAATAAGATTAAGTTTGTAATTTAGTTGCAATATTTACACATAAGAACCAGGAAAAGCACGATTTGAAACCATTTGAGAAAGGAAAACCAAAAACACACCCCACCCCTTTAATTTATTACGTTTCCTTTGCTATGATTGACACCGTATGATGGTATATAACCCCAACCCTCCTCTTTTCTCTCTAATATTAAACCTCCCCACGAGTATCAGCGTTAGGAGATTCGTAGGCTTAAATAGGCGCTTCCTTACGAGCGAAAAGGGGTATTCCTGTGTTCTTGGATAGGATTTTTGGTTATCGTTGCTTACAAGGCTTTATTTGGATTACAGAAATAGTTTCCATTGAAAGTGAAATTATTTCCATTTTTGTTTGGTTATGTGAAACTAATGGCGTAAATTTGCCTTGTTGAATTATTAGAGAGATTAGTTTAGTACACCCTAAACCTCTAAATAGTAGTTATGGACACCCTAAACTAATTAAGATATGAGGCCATTAAAGTACGGTGAAGAAATAGTAAGAGTTCCGGTTAAGGTTCCTGCATCTTCTGTGGCTGAATTTAAGGTTATGGTTAGGGAGTTTTTGGATAAACGAGTTTTGGTTAAGAGTGAGGGAGTAAATGAGGGAGTAAAAGCTAAAAATGAAGGAGTAAAAATCAATCCTGAATTAATATCTGCTCCGGCCAAGCCAAAATGGATGTTGGACGCCGAGGAACGAATGAAAAGAAATAAAGTATGATTAAGACAGGTTCAGATTTTAGCGGTGTTGGGGCATTCGATCAGGCTTTGTCGAGATTGGGGATAGTTCAGGACAAGATGTTCGCTTGTGATATGGATAAATACGCTCGTCAAACCTATATTTTGAATTACGGTGAGCCTAAATACTATCCGGAGAATGTTTATGATAGAGAGATTCCGTCAGATTCATTGGATATTTATATGACTTCGCCGCCTTGCCAATCGTTTTCTTTGGCCGGTAAGCGTCAAGGGGAAAATATCGATAAAGGAGTTTTGTTTTACAACTCCCACGAATTTATCCAAAAGAACAATCCTCGTTACTTCATATTCGAAAATGTAAAAGGATTGTTGAGCGACGATGGCGGAAAGACTTTTCAGCGTTGGATTGATTATTTGGGCGGGAAAACCGTAAACGGTAATCCGGTAATCTTCCCTCACGAAAATAGCGTTCCGTATCATGTGTACTACCAGGTTATGAATGCAAAACACTACGGAGTGCCACAAAACCGTGAAAGAATTTTCATTATAGGGATTCGTGATGATTCGGATAATGAGTTTTCGTTCCCAAAGCAGTTTCATTTGGTTAAAAGACTGAAAGATGTTCTTGAAAGCGAAGTTGACGAAAAGTATTTTTTAAGCGATAGTATGCTGAATCATTTTGCAACTAAAACAGGTGTGTTTTCAGGTATGTTTAAACCGTTAGATTCTGATTCGGAAGAAGTAGCCGCTTGTATTCCTGCCGTTTATCATAAAATGCCAATTACAAATACTTATATAAATCAAGTAAAAATAGGCGCCATTCGAGGTCGTAATCCACAAAATCCATTAAGTAGAGTTTCAGGATTACCCACAGAACAAATGCTTGAAATAAACGAAAGTGGAGTTAGTAATGCGCTTACTACGGTTCAGAAAGATAATGTAGTTGTAGAGTTTAATTTACCTGGTAATCACGAACAAAACTCAAGAGTTTACGGTAAAAACGGAGTTTCCCCTTCGCTTACAACTATGCAAGGAGGTGGGCAAGAGCCAAAAATAACAAGTAATCAAAGAATAAGAAGACTTACGCCGGCGGAATGCTTCCGATTGATGGATTTCAACGAAGATTTCAAATGGGATGTTTCGGATTCGCAAGCCTACAAGCAAGCAGGAAACTCCATAGTAGTAAACTGCTTGGTAGAAATAATTTCAAAACTTAAACTATGAAAGTAATCTATATGGCCGAAACTCTTCATTTATTGGGCGACGAAAAAGCGACGGCACTCATCCCAAAAGGAACAGTGAAGAGAACAGAAGAAGGAATTCAGTATTTAGTAATAAACGAAGAGAAATTATGAGCAAAAAACAAACGGCGGAAGAATTCGTAATGGATTTTAAAATTGACCATACAGTGCCTTATATCGTGGCTAAAAAATGTGCTTTGGTGGCGATTGACAAAATGTTAGAGCAAGGTACAATTAATCATTTCGGCTACGGAAAAGGTATTTTAGATGGGTATTCGGATTATATCATCAAAGGCCTTCAAGAGTTAAAACTCGAAATCGAAAAGCTATGAGTACAATATTTGGGATTTTAATTAGTGGGGAAGATTTCGAATTGGACGAATACGGCGATATTCCAGAAGGTATTAGGGATTATGTGGAATTTGAAGATGTGGCTTTTAGGAGTAGCGAGATTCGATGGATTAACCCGATTGCTTCAAAACTATCAGACGAAACAAAAGTTTATCCATTAGACAATACGGCTCAAGGAATATTTACGATTGGCGACATTAAAAAACAAATCAAAAATGAGTAGAAAAGTCCAAAAGACCTCACCCCTTCAAAGAATAGTTAGGGTAATGGAGTATTTAACTCGCCGAGGAGGAAACAAGGAATCCGTTAATTCGGTTTACAGGAATATTATCAAACAAAAACTAAAATTATGAAAGAAAAAGCAGTAAGATTTTTTATAGTAGGGATTCTTTTTGTGGTAGGATTCACTTGTATTGGTGTTTATTTTCAACTGCATAATTGGTATAGATGGGTATTTTTTGCCATAGGGTATATTGTCATTTTAAACCCAGCTATTGAATATTGGAATGAAACATTAAAAAAATAAATTATGAATAAGTTCAGAGAGTTTTGGTCGTGGTTATTGAAGGAGTTGCGGGAAACGTCGGCGAACTGCCCGAAAGAAACTCGATGGTAGTAAATGGCAAAACAAGATAAGAGTAAATATGCACCTGATTTAATCCCTGCAAGTCATATTATGGAAGTAGTGAAGTACAACAAGAAAACCGGAGAGTACATCGGAACAAAGGAAATGTCACACGGAGATTTCAAGAATATGGTGAAGCAGAAAGGGTTTCGGTATCAGGAGTTTCAGAAGGGGTTTGCGCAGTATAAAATTGAACCATAATAGGGAAAGTAATGAGTTTTTGTCGGACGGAAAAATGGGTAACGAATCGATTAAGTGATTTCAGATTGTTACAGCTTAATAAAATCACCCGACAAAACTTAGTAGCAATGAAATCCCGCTAGATAGAGAGGAATCGGTGGAGATAACATCAAAGCCGATTTAATTAAAAACAGAAAACTAATGGAATTATTCAACAGCACCGGATTTGAAGTTGACGATAGAGTTTTCGTCGTTCTTGAGGGCCAAAAGTACTTTGGAACCGTAAAAAAATGCGACGAAAGGCTTGACAGGATAAAGGTTCTTTTTTCGCAGGAAGGAAATCCGGAAAGAATAGGTTGGTTTCACAAGAGTTTTTGGAGTAAGCAAAACTAAACGGTATGATTACAGGAATTATCATTTTAGGGATTATAGAGTTTTGGCTACATCCAAGACTTGACAGAACAAGCGAAGGAGATTGGCTTATTTGGTACGGAAACAAAAAACGAAAATATTTTAAAATTTAAAACAAATACAAATGGACATTTCAGGAAAAATCAAGATGATTGACACGACTAAAGAGGTCGGAACTCAAGGATTCAAAAAAAGAGATTTCGTAATCACAACAGATAGCGAATATCCACAGCATATTATTATGCAGTTTGTAAAAGACAAATGCGATGTATTAGATAGCTACAAAGTAGGAGATGCAGTAAAAGTTGACATCAATATCAATGGAAGAATTTGGGTAAACCCACAAGGAGAAGATGTCTATTTTAATACCATATCAGCGTGGAGAATCGCAAAAGAAGACACATCGAAACAAAGTCCGGCGACGAATAGCGCAGTCGAGCAATACAACACGAAAACAAATCCTTCGCAAGCCGGTGGTGAAGATGACAATCAAGATTTACCATTTTAAAATACTGTTGCCTTAGACACCGCTAGGAGAAGGTAAAGCCATTGGATTACGGTAAAATCTCGAATGGAGCGTCAATCTACGCAAAGATTGGGTGAGTACGGAAGGAAGAGAGCGTATGCCTAGTTCAACCTCACATTTTTTAATTTAAATAGCAGCGAAATGTCAGATTTTAAGAAAATAATAAAATACAGCGAGGTATCGAAAATCTTGACAGGAAGTCCTAATACGATACGGTATAACCGCCCAAATGAAAGTAATTCAGTAGCATTAAATGAGCTTTACGAGTTTTTGGACGATTGGGTTCGACGAAATTCAAAATCGAAAGAAGTAAAAGTAACCATAAAAACTAAAAAATAAAATGCAAAAAATCACACACGTTTTAGAGGAAAAAGGAAATGGAGTTCACATCGTAAAAAACTTCTTCTTGTATGAGAGCGAAGGAAATATTTTGCAACAGGCGCAAAGTTTCTTTACGAAGAAAGAAAAAAAAGAGGCGAAATCGCTTTATAAGTTAAATGCGGAAAACAACCCTGCAAGACAACAGGTAGAAAGAGAGGATTTAATTTCTCATTTCCTAAAAGGCACAATCCCAAATTGGAATATCAAATTTAATCTTTTGTAGATGAAAAAACCACGTTTCTCATTCGACCAAAGCGATGGATTTGTACTCGGAATCGCCATCGACCTACACGAAATTCAGTTCGGGATTATTGCTTGGATTTTAACCATAAAATTCAGAAAATAGATGGGCATAACCGGATTGAGTTTAAAAAAAGGTCGTTTAGCTAAAAAATGGCAACAGGAACACAAAAACGCTGAATTGAGTGCTGTATTATGGCACTATCCCGACCACAGACTATGGGAAGTTCCAAAACCTGAATGGAATTATCTATGCTGGATGGAGTTCTTTGAGTTAGAAAAAGAAATCGCTAATAAAAAAAATATATGATAAGCAAAGAAATATTTTGCCAAATAATAGAAAATCTACGCCAACAAATGTATTTGGATAGAAAAAATGGAGATGCTATCTGTGATATGTTTGGTATCAAAACTAAATGCTCCTACAACGACAACCTACTTGTACGCTCGATTTTAGACCTACTACAAATCTATTTCCCTAAGACTGAGGACTTTTGTAGGATTGAATTCTTTATTGATTGTTTGGAATTTGGGCGTACCACTGAAAACAGCGATGAAATTACGGCGGAAGAACTCTACGATACTTTAATTAACGACCTAAAACAATAAATATGAATTCAAAACAGAAAGAAGAAAAAGGATTAGAATATCTTCTTTGGATGATGCCAAAGATTAATTATGTATATGGAGAAAAATACGATAAAATTATAAAAGAAATCGAAGACGCCTACCTAAATAAAGGTATTCTACAAGGTTACGATGCAAAACCCTCCCACTACAACAACGAAAACGGCTCTATTTATAAATTCTGCAATGACCAAGAACTAAACCCTTGGGAATTTGATATAATTAAAAGAATTGTTCGTTGCAGGAAAAAAGGACAGTTCAAAGAAGATTTGGAGAAAACAAAAATGGCGATTGATTTATACCTAAAAGAACACAATGGCTAATATTCGAAACGAAAACAAGAAATGGCCGGGTATGAAGAAGCAACCTCGTCATAAGCCAAAATCTCCTAAGAAAAAATACGGTGATTTGTCAAAGTTCGGGAAGATAAAACCAGGGCTTTCGGATTATCAAAAACGGACGATGGCAGAGTTTATGAAAGTTAGAGATAACGAAACAAAAGAGCAATGGCAAAAAAGGACGCGTCGCCGTCGGGTGAAAGAGATTGATGAAATTGAAGAATTGGCCCAATACCACCCTTTAAGAATTTTCAAGCGTAATCGTGATAGGCACTCCATAGAAACTAAAAATAAGTTTATGGTTATTCAGCCTACGGATAGGGAGTTTGACTTTTTAAAGTTCTACGGGATAGTCATTAATTTTTATTCTACCAAGTACGGAATCCGGAAACACGACATTGAGTTGGGGTTTTATTTCTACGATAATATTCCTTTTACTCGTGATCGGATTGAAAATGCGTGCATATTAATAACAGGAACGAGTTCAAACAGGGTAAGTAGGCTCATTAGGGAGGGGATAATCGAAGAAATTATTCATCGGGCAAAAGTGTACAACGCCGAGGATAAAATGGAACCAACGGGCTTATTTCGATTAACAAAAGCCTTTGTGACAAAACTCACTTATATCTATCGTACCCTTGGAAAAATGAACCCAATACGAATAAAACAACCTACACTCACACCATTAAGTCCTGAAGTAAAACAGTTGATTCAGGAGATGAATGATGAGATTATGGAGATTCAGTTAGGAAACAAACCGCAAGAAAAATTAACAAATTAAATAAAAACTATGAACACAGAAAAAATGATTTTAAAAGGAGTTGAAACAAAACTCATCGGTGGAAGAACATTCTTCAAAGTAGAGAGTCTAAATGAGCATTTCGATGGATTAGTGATACACGAATCGGATTGGGTTCAAGTAGAAGATGAAGCGTATGTAGTACTTTCGGACGTAAATTTCGACAATGCTACGGATAACGAGATTCAACGAAAATCAGAGGTAGTAGAAGAACCATACGAATTATCAGAAGAAGGAACAGTAGGTATTGTATCTACATTATCTCCGGAAGAATCAGATGCTTTAATTAAAGAAGCAAATGCAGAAATTGAGGTTATCGAACCCGAAGTAGTTGAGCCTGAAATTGTAGCTCCGGAAGTGATTGTCGCCGAAACTCCTAACGAAGAATAATGGAGCAGGAATTAGTAGAATTTGAAAACCTCTTAATTGAGGGAGAAAAGAATAAATAATAAAAAACCGCGAACTTCCTAAATTAAAGGAGTCGCGGTTTTTCTTTGAAACTCATTAACCTAAAACTTCATTACAATATCTGCGTAATAAACAATCTTGTAAAACTCCCCGTCTAATGTTAGGGAGGTAGATTTGTATTTATCGAACATTACCATTTCTCCTGTATTTATGGTGTAAGTACCATCGTCGAATTTCGGGCATCCCAATCCAACCGAAACAATGATTCCTGTTTTCTGCTTGTCGTTTTTGTCGGCTTCGTTGGAAAAATCCAATCCCGTTGTAGAAACGTTCTCTACTTCTACTTCTTTTATTACTACATTATAGTTTAGGGCTTGTCCTTTGAAATTACTCATCTCCAATACGTTTTAGGGTTATTACATAATCTGATCCAAGTAGGTTGTTTGAGGCGGAAACGGCATTTACAAGAGCATTGCGTTCTGCTTTTGTAGCATTTACAATTCCGGCATCGAACATATTTACTTCTTCATAGGACTTTACGTCATATCCATTAGGGTAATCTGCGATTTCTATAAGTTCTTTGCAATTGGCATTTTTGATGATTTTCTTGAATGGCGCTTGAATAGATTTGCTTGTGATTTCGTCTAAATCCAAATTACCCCCTGCGCTTAACAAGGCAATTCCTCCTCCCGCAACAACTCCTTCTTCCTTTGCGGAACGAACGGCGCAAACAGCATCATCTACCCTTGCTAGTTTTTCCTCGACTTCGTTTGGGGTAATCCCTCCTACTTTTATCACGGAAACTCCGCCTGATAATTTTGAAATTCTGTTTTCAAGATATTTTTTTTCAGATTCTCCAATGTCGGTTTTGAGCAATCCTACTAATTCAGAAACTTTTCCTTTTACGGGTTCGATATCTACCATTAAACTTGGGATAATACGAGTGTTGTTTCTTGTGATTACGATTTTTGAGCAGGTTCCCAAGTATAATTCTTCTTTTCCTTCGAAGATGTGTCCAGATAATCCCGATACTACATCACAACCTAAAATCAAGGCTAAGTCATTCATTGTGTCTTTTTGCTTCTTGCCGTGGCTTGGCGGGGAAACTACTGCAAATTGAAATCCTTTTCTAGCATTTATGAGTATGGAGTTTAGTAGGTCGTACTCCATTTCAGAGATAATTACCAATGGTCTTTCGTTGGCGACGGCATACTCCATAAAATGTTTGATTTCTTTCAGGGTTTGGAAGTTGTTCAGGGAGCATAACACTAAAGGATTGTTGTCAAAAATCACCGATTGACTATCGACTTTATTGATAAATCCTTCGTCCTTGAATCCGCTTTCGACCAATGTACCTTCATTGTATTCTACAAAAGTATCGTCGTTGTTGCTTCGTTCGTAGGAGACGTCGCCGTACTGTCCTGCATCCACGAATGCTTTTTGGATTATCTTGGCGATTTCTTCGTCGCCGTTTGCAGAAGTTTTAGCCACATCGTAAATTAATTCATCCGTAATGTCTATGGAAATGCTTTTTAGATATTCGACTATTTTGGCGACTGAATTTTCGGTTTCGCGCTTAATATCAATAGAACTTTTACCTTCGTTTAATGCTTTTATGGAGTTTTGAATAAAAGCCTGTGCTAATACTACCGTGGCAGTTGTAGAATCTCCCGCTTCTTTGTATGTTTTTTCGGCTGCCTCTTTTAGTAATTCGCAAGCCGCCGCTTCTACGGGGTCTTCAAGGAAAATTGCTTGCAGCACATCTCTACCGTCTTTTGTGACTTGCGGCAGGCCGAAATCAGTTTCGATTATAACGGTTCGCCCTCGGTAGCCTAATGTTGAACCTACTGCATCTGCTACTTTATTAATAGCGTTTAGTTGTTTTTCTTTGGCGATAGTGCCATTGGTCAAATTCTTGACGATTCGTTGCGACATAGTTATTTGATTTAAGTTAATTAAAGTTTCAGGCACAAATTTACGCATTTTTTTAAACGACAACAAACGTTTGTGGTCTTTTAATTTATATCTTTGTCAAGATTAAGCAATTATACCGATGACAAAAATATCCTCAAAGACTGCCTACCCGAAGAAAAAACCTATTTCATCCGACTATTTTGTAGGTACAGATAGTGAGGATTTCAACAAAACCGTAAATTTTGGATTTGAAGAGGTGGCGGGTTTGGTGAATAAGCTAAACGGAACCCCAATATTAAATTACGTATTCAGTACTTCTCCTTATTTAAGTACTGAAGTTTTACTTGAGGGACGATTTTTGTCTGACGAAAATGAGTTAAGTACGCCATCATTAACTAAGTTATACATAAATAAGTTTAATAATTCAGGGGATAATTTGCAGGAACTTTATTTGTTTCTTCAGGCCAACGCCACGGATTTCTATTTGAAACTACGAAACTCGAACAACCAAAACAATGCGGTTTATTTCGACATTGCGAGCATCGAAGATTTTCCGGATTATTTTATTCTTAACATAACAGTTTTTAAGGAAAACGAGTTTTTGCCTTTGTTGGAAAACCTAAATGTTTACTTTTTTGACTTTGAATTAAAAGCGACATCGGCAGGAACATCGGATCCGCTAAAACTAGACAAAGACGGATATACAGGAACGGCCAAAGACATAGACGACAGGATTTTGGTTTTGGAGAACTTGCAGGACCTTAACACTAATTTTACAGGACAGGCTTTCGCTGTATGGACAGGAGTAGGATATGTTTATGACGTAATTTATCCTGATTACTACATTCAGGGAGTTTTGTATCCAGGGGCAACACAGCAAATTACACTAAACGCATCAGACGCTACTTATCCGAGGTTTGACGTTATTTATGTAAATGCTTTAGGGGCGCAAAAAGCCACAGGAATCCCTGCGTTGAATCCTTTAATTCCTACCATAGATGAAGGGATAGAATTATTTGTTACTTCTGAATTAGTTACGGCTTTATCCACAACCCCTGTAGATTCATCCATTGAGCAGGTTTATAACGAGAATACGGAATGGGCGACATCTTCTCTTGGCGGATTAGTAAATTTTAACGCGACCAATAGACCATCAAAAGGAGTTAAAAATGCAGACATCGTGAATCCATCTTCAGGAATGTTTACGCAATTTGTATCATCCACCACCAAAAGCATATCCGACTTTAACACGCTAAAATTCGACTTGTTTTTTGTTGAAAATTACGGTAAAACACATGGAATCAATGTTTACTTTTTAAACGGCTCGAATACTATAGGAAGTTATGTAATAAAAACAGGACTCAATAATTACAAGTTTGGCAGTTTTGGATCATACCAATCTTTAGTTGTAGATTTTTCTTCTTTTACATTCACTGGAGTTAGTTTTGACACGATTAAAATAGTATTCCCTTGGGCAAATGCAGGATTTAGTATTGACAACGTAGTTTTGGTAAAAGGAAGTTCAGTTGTGTCTCCAACCCAAAAAGCGATTACCAGTATTGTTACCGATAGCGGAATAGCCAATGCTACGATAAAAGACGATACATTTACTTTAAAAGGAGGAAATGGAGCAGTCGTAAGCGCAGTAGGTAAAGAAATTACCATTACGCCTGCCAACCAAACCAAAACACAAGTAGGATTAGGAAACGTAGACAACACCTCCGACATCAACAAGCCTATTTCTACAGCGCAACAAACGGCTTTAGACTCAAAACTCGACGCATCCTCATACAACCAACATTTTAAAGGAAAATACACTAGTTCAGGCGCATTGACCACGGCACATCCTACAGCTACAGATGGCGATTACGCTATTGTAGATTCAGGAACAGGAGTTGATGCAAAAGAATGGATTTGGGATAATGAAGCGGGTTGGATAGTTGGTGGGGCTACAGGAGCAAGTACAACCGATGCCTTACCCGAAGGAAGCACAAACCTATACTGGACAGTTGCACGATTTTTGGCGAATTTGACTTATGCCAATGTGATTGCAGCTTTGGGTTTCACGCCATCAACGGCTCCAAACAACGCGCAAAAGAACAGCGACATTACAAAAGCCGAAATTGAAGCGAAACTTACCGGGGAAATCACGACACATACGCATCCAGCAGTTGGAGGTGGTGGCGATATGGTATTGGCATCAACTCAAACTGTTTCAGGATTAAAAACTTTTTTATCTGGAATGTTTGGACTTCGTAATGTGGCTAACACTTTTACGTCATTTTTTACAAATTCCAATACAGCAGCGAGAACCTACACCCTACAAAATAGGGACGGAACGCTTGCTGACTTGACGGACATTGCTTCTGTGAACACGAACAAGATGAACATTCCAACTGGCGGGGTAGTTAATTATTTGCCGAAATTTCTGACTGCGACAACTATGGGTTCATCCCGTTTGTGGGACACAGGAACTTATCTTGGAATTGGGACATATGCCTCTCCAACAAAAGATATTACTTTAGGTAATCAAGTAGATAGTGAAATAGGCGTAGAAGAGAGTGCTAATACCGTAATTGGACGTAACTTAACTATAGTTGCTGGGCGAGCAATCAATTATGTTCCTAATATAAATTTTAACCCCTTAAGTCAAACTTTTAGGGTTTGGGCAGGTATGACGGCTTCCTCGGCAGGTAACATATATGCTAGTGTCGTAAGCGGCGATATTTATATGCAGACTACCGGAACAGGAAATTTCAACCCATTAAGCCAAACTGCTAGGAACTGGACAGGTATGACTGCCGCGCCAAATGGAAATGTGTATGCTTGCGTGGGAAGCGGCGATATTTATATGCAGACTGCCGGAACAGGAAATTTCAACCCATTAAGCCAAACCTCAAGGAGTTGGAATGGAATGGCTGCAGCTCCTAATGGGAATGTGTATGCTTGTCTTTCTAGCGGCGATATTTATATGCAGACTGCCGGAACAGGAAATTTTGTAGCATTAGGGCAAACTTCAAGAACTTGGTATGGTATGACTGCCGCGCCAAATGGAAATGTGTATGCCTTAGTAAGTGGAGGCGATATTTATATGCAGACTGCCGGAACAGGAAATTTTGTAGCATTAGGGCAAACTGCTAGGAATTGGTATGGTATGACTGCCGCGCCAAATGGGAATATACATGCCTTCGTAAGTGGAGGCGATATTTATATGCAGACTGCTGGAACAGGAAATTTTGTAGCATTAGGGCAAGGAACAAAATACTGGAATGGAATGGCTGCAGCTCCTAATGGGAATGTGTACGCAAATGTTAACGGGGGAGACATTTATATCCAAAATAATAATGCATTAGGGACTGCAAATTTAAATGGTGGGGTTTTAAAGTTAAAATCTGGAACAGGAAAAGGAACTGGAGGTTCGAAAATTCAACTTATTACAGGTGCAAAAACTACATCAGGAACAGATATGCAAACTGAAACTGTGAGAATGGAAATTAATGAATTAGGAGTTTCAGAATTTTTTGCGCCAGTAAAATTAAAAATATACACAGTTGCTACTTTACCAACTGCTACAACAGGAGAAACTGCAGTCGTAAGTGATGCGTTATCGCCAACATATATGACTACAATAGTAGGTGGTGGTGCAGTTATAACTCCTGTATTTTATAATGGCACAAATTGGGTTGCTAATTAAATATAAAAAAATGATACAAACAAAAAACATTATTGCATACGGTAATCGAAGCGATAAACAAGGTAAAGTTATGGTAGAAGTTAGGCCTCTTGAAATGAAAAAAGAAGGTATCAATTATTTAGTTATCGATTGGGATATTACGCTATCGCCACCCGAAGCGATTTCATCTAAAGAAGTGTTTTACGATAACGAAAAGATAAACCAATTAGACGCTTATTTAGAATCTACTAATGATTTTACAGGAATGACAAAATCGGAAAAAGAATGGTTAAAAGTGAAGTTGGCTTTAATGCTTGACACGCAATCTAATTTATTACCAAACGGAAAAACAATCAGGGGTTTAAATCCAAGTGATTGGGAGTTTACGGTATAATGGGGTTCTTATTATTCATCATAGCATACGTTTTGTTTTTGCCTTTGAGTCTTATTAATTATTGCGTGGTCAAAAACAAATCAGGTTATTTCAAGAGTTCTGCAATCAACTTGGACAAGTTTGGAAATCGGGAGTATCGAACGCTTTTAAATAAAACTTTGATATTGGAATCAGGACATAAATTCGGAGATATTAATGAAACTATTTCCGGAGTTTTAGGAAAAAACGAGCGCGACAAAACGCTTACAAAAACAGGAAAGAATTTGGTTTCTGTTTTGAATAAATTGGATAAAAACCATTGCTTTAAATCAATAGATAAATAAAAAAAGGCGGGTGCATAAATACGAAATGCTGGTTGGAGAGAACGAGGCCGCCTTTAAAACATAAAAACACTAATTATGAGCATAAAAAACATTTACAAAGGATGGAAATCGACGCTGATAGGAATTATTCTTTTTGTGTCGGGATTGGCTTATGTGGGGTTATCGTTAATTAATGGAGTGGCTCCAGATTATGTGATAATGTCAATTTTATTGGCTGTGGGGATTTTGTTGATATTCTCGCCTGATTTCCTGATAAACAAGTTACAAGAATTTATTGGTAAAAAAAGTAAAGAAGTATAGATTATGGTTGATTTTATTTCATCAAACTGGGGAGTTTTATTGGGCGGAGGTAGTGCAACTGGGTTATTAGGTTGGATTTTCTATGGTCGAAAAAACAACAATGCCGAGTTTACGGCTAAAGTTCAAGGCATATACGACAATCTCGTTGATGATTTAAAAAAAGACAGGGAGTTTTTGAAAGCGGAAAATGCTCAATTGAAATCTGAAAGAATTGTAGATAAAGAATATTTCAGGACTGAAATGGACAAGAGCGACAAAAAAATATCTACCCTACAAGAACAGTTCAACACGATGAATATTTCGTATGCAAAAGAAGTTGAAGTATCTCAAAACTGGGAAAAACTATACAGGGAATTGAGCGAGAAATACGAAATTCTAAATGCAAAGTACGATGCTGTTTTGAAAAAATTAAAAATTGTAGAAAAAAACCAAAAGTAATTATGGCAATATTCGTAAGCGCGGGTCATAACCCAAAAGGAATTAAAGTAGATCCAGGAGCAGTTGGAAACGGTTATCACGAAGCCGACTTGGCCGTGGAGTTTCGAAACTTGGTTGTCGCTGAATTAAAGAAAAAAAACATAAAAGTAATTACTGACAACGACGACGAACGATTGGGGGATTATTTAAAACGAATTCAAACCGGAAATGGTTCCGTTGTTGTGGAATATCACTTCGACGCATCGGAAAATCCTACAGCCACCGGCGCAACATCTTTGATAGGCAACGATGCCGACAGGCTGGACAAGGCGTTTGCCAAAGAATTGGTTGACTCCACATCCAAATACATTGGAATTAAAAACCGTGGAGTAAAAACAGAGGCCGACAGCCACCGTGGAAGTCTTGGACTAATGCGTGAAAATGGAACGGTTGCTTTGGTTGAATTGTGTTTTATATCAAACGCCGGCGACTTGAAAGCCTACCAAACGAATAAAGTAGAATTAGCGTCAAAACACGCCGACATTATTATTCACTACGAAAATCTAATCAAATGAAAACAGACCTATCAATATTAAAATCCTTGGTTTCGGATTACGGACAATACCTTTTAATTATTATTTTGAGTTTTTTTCTTTTTAGGTCCTGCAACGGAAGCGAGGAATTGCAAATCGCAAATCGCAATCTGAAATTAGAAGCCAAAGAACTTGTGGCAAGCGCCGACAAATACGCCGACAAAGTAAACGAGCTAAACGACAAAATCGTGCAGTTGGAAAACCAAAAGCAAAAGGTGAAAACCGAAATCGTCTACATCCAAAAAAAGACCGATACAGCCATTAAAAAAGTTCCTGCACTAACTACCAAGCAAATTGCGAATTACTATCAGGAACGCTACAAATTGCCCGTTACAATCACACAATATGGAGTTTCACTATCGGACACCATCGCCAAAAAGAATATTGTGGAGTTAATCGAAAAAGACGGTTGTTTCCATGAAGTAAAATTATTTAAGGTACAACTACAACTTGAGGAAAAAAAAGGGATAGTTAAAGACACGATTATAGAAAACATCACCGAAGCGAATATCGACCTGCATAAAGCGGTTTTTACGCAGGAAAAAATCATCGACAACGCCGAAAAGTCGCTACGCAAAGAGAAAAACAAAAAAACATTCTGGCAGGTTGCCGCTGGAGCCGTAATTGTTGGAGCCGGTTATCTACTCATTACGCAGTAAAGTTCTTATTAGAAATCAAATTAAATCAAATATGTCAAATCAGCACACAGGAAGTCAATGGAACATTTATGATAACGAGATTAAGAAAATATTACAAGAAAACGAAGGCATTGAGCCGATTGAGGTGGTTAATCGCCTCAAGCTCGAATTAGATGCTTTCGGAAGACAGGCTTGTTCCAAGTACATCAGAAGGAATAAAAGCCGAATATTGGATAGAAATGAAGGCGTTTACGATGCTTGCGATGAAATAAAAGTAGATTTCACGTCGGCCAAAAACCTTTGGATCAAAACAAAAAACAAAGACGGAAGTGGCGTGAGTGGATTTATTGTGAATCCTAATTACGTGGCGCCAGTTGAGGAAGACAAAATCGTCAAGGAAATTGACTTTTTGTCGATATTCAAGGATAAAATACAGGCTATTGCCTTAAAGCCGATTGATAATTTTAAGCCTACAGCCTTATTTGATAGATTGGTAATTACCGATATTCATATAGGAATGGATGTAAACAAAGACGGATATGCTTTATATGATGGAGAATGGGACGAAGCAACGTTATTCAAAAGACTTGGAGAACTGGTGAATCACACCATCGAAAATAAGAAATCGAACACACTTGTTATACAAGACCTTGGAGATTACCTTGATGGATTCGACGGTTTTACCACGAGAGGAGGACATAAACTTCCACAGAATATGGATAACCAACAAATGTTTGACATTGGATTGAAATTCAAGGTTGCATTGGTAGATAATTTGATGCCGTATTTTGACAAAATTAGCTTCATAAATATTTGCAACGACAATCACGCAGGGAGTTTTGGATATATAGTAAATAGCGCATTTAAAGCCTATATAGAGCTTAAATACCCAAACACCATAGAAGTAATTAACCAAAGAAAGTTCATTGACCATTACATCATCCAGAACCGTTGTTTTATTTTGACCCACGGGAAAGACGAAAAAAGTTTGAAGTTTGGTTTTAAACCAATATTGGACGCGGCGCAAATAGAGAAAATCAAAAACTATATTGACGAATACAAACTATATCAATACAAAGTAGAGTTCAGCAAGGGAGATTCACACCAATTAATGTTTGATTTCACGAGCAGCACAGCATTTGAATACCAGAATTTCGGAGCGTTTAGTCCTCCATCAGACTGGGTTAAATCAAATTTTAAGAACACATTGAGTTGCTTTACGCATTTCAATTATTTCGAGGAACAAAAAGGGATAAACAATTACATTTTTGGCAAAATGTAAAAACGACAACAAGTATTTGTTTTCGTAACAAACATTAGACAGATGTGTTACAAAATTGTCGCAAATATAGCGGATAATTGCGACAAACGTACCAGGCTAAAGCACTGTAAAATAAGGGAAATAGCAAAAAAAGTACTAAGTAGGTGTTCGAAAAAGTTTGTCACAAATTTAGATTACAAATGTGACAAAATCACTACACAATGTGTAGTAAAGCGCAAACGAAATGTCCAGTTTATTGCGCTAAAAACTGGACAAATGAAGAAGTAAAATGTTGCGGTAAGTACCATAAAACGGTACGTTTAGCAAAAATTAACTTTCGGCACATATCATTACTTTTTGCCGAAAGTTAAACCCTAAAAATTGGGGTTTATTGTTCACTAAAAAGTAATGTTCACGGAAACGTAAATGTTCATTATTCGTGAACATAATAATGAACAAAGTATGAAAATGGTAAAATGTAAATATTGCGGTCAGAAAGACGGAGTTCATAAAATGGGGTGTGAAACAAGAAAAATCACGGTTAATTTAGAATTAACTCCAAAAGAAAGAGCTGCTAATTATATGAAATTAAAAAAAGGTTTTAATCCTAAATAAAAAGCTATGGCAGATATAACAATGTGTTCGGGCAGGGATTGTCCTTTAAAAGAAAAGTGCTATCGCTATACTGCTCCACAAAGCAAGTATATGCAGTCTTTTTTTACGATTCCGCCGAAAGATGAAAAAGGAAATTGTGAATATTATTGGGATAATAAACCAAAAAAACAACAATAAACCTATCTAGTTTATTAAGCAAAAACAACTTTATTATGATATACAACTTCATTTGCACGCTAAAAGGAATTGATTTTAAATACAAAGTCGAGGCCGAAAACATTACGGAGGCGAAAGTAAAAGTTCGCGAACACATCAAGAATGCTGTTCAGATTGAGGAGTTTATTCAAGAACCGATAAATCAAGCATCGAATGACTTTATCGAATTTTTTAATGATATGATAAAACCTAAATAAGATGGCAAAAGTAACGATAAAACTTGATTTAAGAAGGGAAAATGATTTAAGGGATTACAATTTGTACAACAATGCAGATGGAATGTTTGATTCTTTACACGAGATTACCTGCAACCTGAAAAAGAAAATATCCTACAAGTTTGAAGGCGACGACAACGGGGCTTTAGATTTAGTTTTCGAAGCAATCGCAGAAATATTGGAAGAGAATAACGTAATTATAGAAAAACTAAACTAATCAAAAATGACAAAAATAAGCAATCAAGACGTTTATATCATAGACACGGATGTTTCTGACTTAGACTCAATCATTGGAACCGACGGCAACACGACGGCCAAGACAACCAAGAATTTCTTGATGGGAAAATTAAGAGCTTATTTCAAAAGTGGACTTTCGCCATTGACCGGAGGAACATTGCGATTTACTGAAATAAGCTATACAGGAGAAGCATACGATACGGTAGAGGAAGTAGTAAATGCTCTTGATCCGTTTTTTGTCGTAGACCAATACCACGTAGTTGTTGTTAGCCTGAACGGAGCCAAGTCGATATTGAAACTACAGGACGTGGAAATAGGACTAGACAAAACACCGGTTACAGCAGGGGATTTTATCACCATACCTACATCAGTTGGCCCTACAGGAGCGACTGGTGCTACAGGTGCTACGGGAGCGCAAGGCATTCAGGGAATACAAGGAATACAGGGCATTCAGGGAGTAGCGGGAACAAATGGAACTAACGGCACAAACGGAACGAATGGAATAGACGCTTCCAATAATCTACAGCGCGATATGAGCACCAGTTTTTCGGTGGCGGATTCGGACAACAACTACATCATACAATTGAAAAACGCCACGGACATTGTGGTAACGATTCCCGATACTTTGACCATAGCCAAGTTTTGTTGCGGGTTTATCCGCAAAGGAGTTGGCGAGGTTTCCTTCGTCGGCGGCGGAACAATGGTATTGAACAATCCTGTAGGGTACAGAATAAACGCCCAATACGACCCTGCCTTCATCGAAAGAGACAACAACAACCAAATATGCACACTTCTCGGAAACCTAAAAGTATAAATTATGCACCCATTCAAAAAAATGATTTATATGTTGAGGCGAGACTCTTTAATACCGCCTCCCGAAACCGAATTAACAATTACCGCTTCCTCTCCTATTTTAGAGGGGGCATTAGCAGGAACAGGAACATTAGACTTTCTAAACGGAGAGCCGTTTGAAGTCCTTGATTTGAGTTTTGTAGTTTCTGCCGCCGTAGACTTTGATTCATTAGAGTTTTCAGCGCCAATAAGTGTTCCAATGGTAGATTCAACACATTTAATACGCACAGGATATGTTACGTTAGATTCCAGCGGAGTGGCTTCATCAGGTTATGCATATATGCCTATAAGCCCGTTGGATTCAATTTGTACAGTAACCATAACCGGAAGAAGTAGTGCCGTTGCTATTCCTACAATAAATTCAGTAAATTTTTAAATCATAAAAAATGCCAAATAACAAAAGAATTAGACAGATTACAGAAGCCATCTTCGGAAGAGAGCCTTTTGTTTATACCGTGGGCCAAACGAGAAATTTACCCATAAAAGATGTAGTTCAGAAACGTACAATATTTGAAATCATAGAATCTGAAACTTGCTACGAAATATATATTGGAACAGGCGAAACCTCACAACATTGGTGCGACATTGCTAAAAGTGATAGGGTAAACGTTATTTATTTTATCGACTAATTATGAGAATGCCATTTCATTTTATCGTAAGTCCAAGAAACAACGAGCAGTACATTAATACCGTAAAGATTGGGGACAAGGAGTTAACTGTAAATACCTCCATCGAACACGCTGCAAATGTGCAACGAATAGGAGTTGTTGTCGCCGTACCCCTAACCTACAATGGCGACATAAAAGTAGGCGATGAAGTTGTAGTGCATCACAACATCTTTCGCATCAGTTATTCGGGTACAGGAAAAATTAGGGAAAGCGACTTTCATATCAAAGATAATCTGTTTCAAGTGGAGCCGGATTTGATTTATATGGCTATTCGTGACGGCAAGAAAGTGGCCGTTGACAACGTGGTATTCGTGGAACCAATTATCGAAAATGATAAATGGCTTGGAGAGGTAGAAAAAGAACACGTTGGGATTGTACGCTACGTGAACAAAACTCTACAGTCAGAAGGCGTAAATCCAGGAGATAAAATTGCCTTTCATTTTGATGCAGAATATGAATTCAATATCGACGGAGAGCGATTGTATATGATGAAAAGCAATCGTGTTCTTGCCAAACTACAAGATTAGTCTTGCGATTTTTAAACGACAACAAACGTTTGTAAACATATAAAATATACCTTTGTTTTATGATTGGATTAAGTGAAGAAATAGAATTATCAATTATCAATGCCTTACAAGGTATGGAGATAAATGTTGACTTGACAAAAGTTGACGATGATAAACTGTCTTCCTTGGTTAAATCAAGAATTGATTCATTTTCTGCGATTAAAGAACTTTTAGTCACTTGGCAAAATTCTCCAAATGCTCCTAGCCACGAGAAGTTTAAAAATTACGTAGTAGAACTTGTACGCGCGGGAGAAAAATCAATCGAAGTCCTTAGAAAAGCATTAAAAAAAGACATCAATTTCGAAGACTTAGATGCCGAAAAATACGGAAACGCTATTCGTTCCAAACCAATTATATTAAAGGCAATTACTGATATTAATGCGGGAAATATTGACCTTAAAAACCAAATAGAAGCCGATAAGTTTGACTTACAATCAAGAGAATTCAAAAGGGGGTATCCTGAAAAGTTTGCTAACCAAGAGTTTTTACCATTAAAAAACTATCATAAAGAATGGTATGATGTAGATACTGACAGTGTAATGATTTGCCCTTTAGGAACAAAAGGCAAGGTGATTACGCTTGACGGGCTAAATATTATGTTGCCTAAAAAGCCTAAAAATACGGATATATTATTCCACAGGATGCCAAAAGAGCAACAGTTTTGGAGAAGGCAAGAGTTTCCAAAAGGATTGACTCCTGATACTGAAGAAGCATTTGCAGAATACATAATTAAGGAATTCAAACGCCGACGTGAAGGAGTTTGGTTTATGAATAATGGCGAGGCAGTTTATCTTACCCCTGAGCATTATATGGGAATGCAATGGAATCAAATGGCCGACACAGGTGGTTATAAAGAATTTCGTATGGCACAAGCTAATATGTATTACTTCGCCAAAGCGTGCCTTATTGACAGAAGGTGTATTGGGATGTTTTTTACAAAAGGACGTCGTACGGGGTTCACAGAGATGGCACTTGACCATTTAGTTCAATTATCTACAACAACCAAAAATCAAAAGATAGGAATAACATCAAAATCCGATACGGATGCGATGGTTGCTTTTCAAAAATACTCTTATGTAATTCAGAATTTACCTTTCTTTTTTCAACCTATTGTGAAGGGGAAAATCGACGACATTAAGAAAATGGTGTTTGGAAAACCTTCTGACAATTCAAGGGCGGCCAAGAAAACTAAAGATACATCTACTCACGATTATTTAAACACAACAGTCGATTATAGAGCCACTGCGATACTTTCTTATGACTCCGTAAAACTTAATATGTATTTAGGTGATGAAGCCTCAAAATGGGAGTATTTAAGCTATTTGGCACATTGGGCAAATATAAAACCTACAATGATTCAAGGAGGTAGAGTTGTTGGAAAATCATTTATTGGTTCGACGCTTAATCCTATGAACAAAGGAGGTAGCGATTTCAAATTAATGGATATAGGCTCGAATGTATTAAAGCGTAATGATAACGGAAGAACAATTACAGGATTATACGCTTATTTCCTTCCTGCGCATCAAAACGCAGAGGATTACACCGATAAATATGGAGTTTGCCATTCAGTAGTGGAAACCGGCAAAAGTTTTATAAACGCACAAGGCGAACTAAAACTCTACGGGGCATTACAGTATTTAGAAAACGAATTCAAATCAGCAAGGTTATTAGGAGAAAAGAATTATTGGAATGCTCGAAGACTAGACCCGATTACAAAAGCCGATGCCTTTAGAGACGAATCAGTTTCAACATTACTTGACCAACAAAAAATAAACGACCAATTAGAACATAACGAAACCTACGATATTAGAAAAACCTTAACGAGAGGTAATTTTTCGTGGGAGAACAACATTCCTGATAGTCGTGTTATTTGGACTCCAACCGAAAAAGGAAGGTTCTTGGTTGGATGGATTCCTCCTGCCGAAATGCAAAACAGATGGATAATAAAGAGAAATGAATTTGGACACGTTTCAAAACACCCATTAAACGATGATTTAGGTGCTTTTGGAACAGATACCTATGACCAAGACTCTGTTCAGGGAAGCAAGTTGGAAGATACGGAAAATGGATCAGAATATAACGGCGGTTCGAAAGGGGCTATGTTAGGACTTACTAAAACTACAATGAAAAATGCTCCCAGTAATTATTTCTTTTTGGAATACATCACACGACCACAAACTGCGGAGATATTCTTTGAGGACTGCTTAATGGCTTGTGTTTTTTACGGTATGCCAAATTTAATCGAAAATAACAAAACAAGGTTTTTGCTCCACTTTAGAAATAGGGGTTATCGAGGATATTCCATACACCGGTTCGACAAACCAATGAATAAACTATCTCAAGTAGAAAAAGATCTGGGTGGAGTGCCGAGTTCGGGAGCCGATATAATTACCCAACACTGGACAGGAATTGAAAGCTACATCGATAAATATGTAGGGCATTATGTCCAAGGGCAAAATGTTCACCCAGTTAGAGAAGAAGGCGAAATAGGAAGTATGCCTTTTGACAGAACGTTAAGGGATTGGGGTAAATTTAACGTGGCTAAAAGGACTGATTTTGACGCCACGATTGCGTCAGGATATGCAATTATGGCTGTAAATAGAACTCCATACAAGCCGAAACAAGGAGAAGATAAACCATTTGTTTTAAACCTAAAAAGATATAATAATTAAAAAGAGATGACAGATACAAGAGGAATAATTAAGGGGAATTTATCCTATCCGAGCCAATTGGACAGCTTCGAAAAGAAGAGTACTGCTGATTGGGGTATGTCGATGGCGCAAGCTATTGCGAGTGAATGGTTTTTTAATGTGGGGATTGGGGGAGTTTCCTCGAAATTCTACACGGCAAGGGCTGATTTCTTGGAGCGCAGGATGTATGCCAAAGGAAAAGTTCCGATGACAAAATACCTGCCAAGCATCGGTACAAATGGTGATGTTTCGTTATTGAACCTGCCTAAAAAATCGTTGTCCATTATCCCGAAATTAGTGGATGTCGTGGTAAACGGAATGACAAATCGCAACTATTCTATTCACGCCAACGCCATCGACCCTATCTCTTTGGGTGGGAAACAAGCGTATAGAAAACGTATTCAGGATGACCAAAAATCCCTACCCATCATCCAAAAAGCAAAGGAAACTTTCGGGATGGATATTGCAAGTATGCCTATCGACCAATTGCCTCAAACAGAAGATGAGTTGAATTTGCATTTACAAATGGAATACAAGCCTTCGAATTGTCTTTCGGAAGAAATGCTTATTGCAATGGTGCTTGAAGAAAATATGCACAAGCAAACCATAGAGAAACAAATTGTTACGGACTTGGTAGTTTGTGGTGTGGGTTGGGAGAAAAATAGATTTCATCCAGGTAAAGGAATTATCCTGGAGTACGTTGACCCTGCCAATAAAATACAATCACAAACCAACGACCCTTATTTCAGGGATTGTTTCTATCACGGAGAGTTGAAAACTACTCTTGTCAGCGATGTTTTGATTGAATATCCGTACTTGAATGAGGAAAAATACGCTTCCCAAAAAGAGCAACTTTTGAATTCAGGAGAGCAATGGAACAACTACAACAGCATTAATCAAAACCAAAGATTAAAAGGCACCACCAACCTACTTTACTTTACCTATAAAACTACTAGGGAAAAGGTAAAAAAAGTTATAGAAACCGAAACAGGCGGTAAAGTAGTTGGGGAATTTACTCCCGAAGCTAACAAGAAAAAAGACTATAGAAAGTATAAAACTACTTCTTTGGTTGAGGAAGTTTTGTTCGAAGGAGTTCACGTATTGGGAACCGATATTTTATTGAAATGGGAAGTGGCCCAAAATATGTCGCGTCCAAAAGGAAACAAGCAAAAAGTAGTGGAACAATACAACGGAATTGCTCCAAACTACCAAGACGGATTTATAGACAGTTTGGTTTACAGAATGATTCCTATCGAGGACCAATGTAACATAACCGAACTAAAAGCTGTTCAAATTAGCCAAGGAATAAAACCCGATGGTATTGCAATTGACTTAGCGGCTATTGCCAACATTGAATTTGCCGACGGAAGCAAATCGGATCACAATACAATGTTGAATATGTGGTTACAATCGGGTAACTTCTTTTATAACAGTCAAACATTGGGTGGAGACAATACCAATGCAAAACCATTTCAAGAAGTACAAACCGGTGATAGTATCAACAAACTTGTAGCATTGCGTAATGAGTGTGCGTATTACATCAAACGCCTTACCGATGTTATCGGGTTAAATGAATACAGCGATGCCTCTACTCCTGACAAGGATAGTTTGGTGGGGATTCAAAAAATAGCTTCGTTAAACTCAAACTTGGCTACACGTCATATCTTGGAAGGGATGAAATACGTAACCTTGAAAACCGCCGAATGTATCAGTTATAGAATTGCGGATATTTTTAAATACTTCCCAAAACTAAAAGAGGAATTAATCCAGAAATTAGGAGCGACGGCGGTAGCGGATTTAGAATCTGTTCAAGACCATCATTTAAGTGATTTTGCCATTTACCTTACATTGGAGCCGGACGACGAAGAAAAAGCAAAATTAGAAGCTGATTTATCGCTTGCCATCGAAAAAGGATTGATAGGAATTGACGACAAGTATAAAATCATCGGCATAAAAATATTGGACTTGGCCGTTCAGTATTTGACGTTGTTGATTAAGAAACGTGCCAAAATCACACAGGAACAAGAAGCACAAAAATTCAAGATGCAAGCCGACGAGAATATCAGGGCGAGCCAACAAGCCGAGCAATTTAAACAGCAAACAGCACAGCTTGAAGGACAGATAAAAATGCAAGTTCAACAGTCAATATCTCAAGGAGAAATTGCCAAAGAAAAAGCAAGAGGAGAGCAAGACCGTTTGACGCTTGCAGACAAAAGGGTTTATGACCAAGAGCTTCAAATGCTAATCAATTCAGGAGCGCACGAGAAACTCGAAAAGATGCAATCCGACAAAGAGAAAAATCTTGCGGCGGCGGCCACGCACACCAGTCGTATTGCGGACCAAAAAGCAAAGGAAAAAGACCCTATAGATTTCGAGTCAGAAAAAGCCGAAATGGAACAATTTGAAATTAACCAATAAAAATAAAAAAAGATGCCAAATCCAGCAAAAAAAGTAATGGTGAAAGTGCCAAAAAAAACAGCAGAAACTAAAGTAGAAATGGAAGCCTATGTGCCGAAAGGGCTTTCCAAAGACTTTATTGCAAAAGTGAACGAAACTACCGATTACAATAAAAAAAGAAATGAAGTAGAGTCTATGGCCAAAAGCGACAGCATATCAGGAGCCAAAAAAGCCAAGTTTGACGGAAAAGATATTGTTGACCAAGCAAGAGCCGGTAATAAAACTGCAAACGAAACAAGGCTAAAAGGAGGAGTTCCGCAGGTAATGAGAGGAAGGGAACACGTAAACGACTCTAACCTAGTCGATAAATACAGCACCGGAATATCTACGTCTACAAGGGATTCTTATAGTAGAACAGCACCGTTGGAGAAAGAAATGCCGAAAATCAAAAATGTTTTTGTTAAAAAAGCAAAGCAAGTCTAAAAGCAAAAAGCGGATAACTTCAAGGCTATCCGCTTTTAGATTTGGTTTCTCCAAATGGAAGAATCAACTCAAAGGCTGTCTAAATTAAGTTCTGCTTTCGCTGTCCAAACTTTATTCTGCCTTACCGCAAAGCTCGGTAAATATCTTGAAATATCGAGTTTCGAAACTCATTGGCCCTAATATGGAGCCAAGAGTAATGCAAATGTACAAATAAAATAACCGACAACAAACGTTTGTAATCATTTTTTACATAATTTTGTCCTAATTAAATCAAATCAAATTCAAATGCCACAAGACGAAACAATTATTGACGAGGCGGCAGTAGTCGTAGAAACTCCTCAATCAGAATATAAAGTTACCGAAAGTGTAGACAGGTCCGAACAACCGGCAGAAGAAATCGTAAAGGTTTCGGAGGTTACGGAAGAAACGCCAAAAGCAGAGGAAACTCCCAAAGCAGAAGAAGTTGCAGAGGTTGTTACTGATGTAGTAGAAGACGAATTTGAAGCGGTGGAGCTTGACGAGGATTTAGCCCTACAATATTTGGCAGAATCAAGAGGAATGACGGTGGAGGAATTTCAGGATTCGTTGACCCCGAAAGAACAAAAGAAATTGGCTCCAGAAATCGAAAAGTTTCAAGAGTTCGTGGAAAAAACAGGAAACCACAGTTACAAGGATTTTGAAGCTACCCAAAAAGATTGGACGGCTGAAAGTCAAGAAGTGGTTTTAAAGGAATTGCTAAAAAAAGAAAATCCAACTCTTGATAAAGAGGATATTGATTTTCTATATGAAGATAAATATGTTTTTGATGAAGATATAGACTCGGACAGGGATATAAAATCAAAACAGATTAAAGCAAAAGTGGATTTACAAAAAGCCCACAGCTACCTCGACAAACAGAAGGAGGAATATATGGTCAACAGAGGTTCTGAAGACTATATACCGGAAGAATATCGAAATGCCAAAGCAGAATTGGAGAGTTCACAAAAACAGCAGGAAGAATACAGTTTAGCGATGGCTAAAAACAGGGAAGACTATGTTTCCAAAACCAATGACATTTTTACGAAAGATTTTGAAGGTTTCAAATTGAAGGTCGGAGATGAGAAAACAGGTTTTGAAGAAATTTCGATTAAACCCGAAAATATTCAGGAAACGAAGAATACCCAATTAGACATCAACAACTTTAACAGACAGTTCTTTGACGAAAAAACAGGAAATCTAAAAGACCCGAAAGGGTTTCACAAAGCATTGTACTTCGGTGCAAATGCCGATAAGGTAGCAGAACATTTCTACAATTTAGGGAAAGCCTCCCAAGTTGAAAAAGATGATAAACTATCGAAGAATATCACCCAAGACACGATAAAAAGCATCAATACGCCTACATCTACTTGGACTGTTAAGGAATCAAAAGACTAATTCTTTTTGCAAAAGTTAAATAATAACTAAACACAAAAAACGAAATGGCATTAGAAACATCCCCCGCAGTAAGTTTTACACCTTCTGCCACAAAAGTCCCTACCCCTGAAAACTATTTGGGTAGCGCAGATTACGACTGGTTAAGACAAGAATTACCAGAAACATACAATAAAATTCAAGAACGTTACGGATCTCAAGAATTGACAGGTATGATTGAATTGCAAGGAAAAGAAATTGCAATCGCCGCCGACAGCGTTCTTTGGAAAGAAGAAGACCGTTTGACTCAATTAGGAGAAGGCGTTGCCCGTACAGCAGACGTATTTACTCTTGCCGACCATACTTTCCGTCCAGGAGAAGTTATTGTAGCCAGAGATACAGCAGGTGCTAACGTAAGACAAGGACGTATTAGTTCTGTTACAAGCACAACTTTCACCGCTTTATGTGGAGAAGCTGCCGGATGGACTGCTATCGGAACTACTGGAATTGTAGTTTTCGCAGATACCAACGAATTCTTGAAAGGTTCTGAAGGTATGCAAGAATCATTGAACACCAAAGTTACCTCATTTGAACAAAACCTTTCTAAATTCAAAGAAATGGTTAAAGAGAATCGTTCAAATATGGCTTCTATTTCTTGGTTGGATATTACAGGAGCAGACGGTTCAGTGAAACACGTTTGGTACTTCTTGAACTATGCCAACACAGAAAAACGTTTCAAAAACGCCATCGAATCAGGGTTGTTGAACAAGAAAAAATGGGCCGGTGATTTGCTTACAGCAGGTTATCAAGGTTCCCAAGGTTTGTTCGACGCATTTAGAGAAGGAAACATCTACACAGGTACTCTTTCTACAATGGCCGGAGTAGATTCCATCATTGACCGTAGCAACAAACAAGGTGGTTTGTCACAACAATTTATGTACGGAACAACTGCTTTCAACTCTACCATTGACGATTATTTGTCAGCCGTAAATACTACAGGATTATCTTGGGGTATGTTCGACAACAACGAAAAAATGGCATTGAACCTTGAATTCTCTGGATTCAAAAGAGGTGGTTATGAGTTCGGTAAATCAAGATGGAGATATGTAGAAGCTCCAACTGCCCAAGGTTCTATGGTAGGTGCTAAAAAAGTTCACGCTATTATGTTCCCTTCAGGTTCAAAAAGTGTTTACGATGCGTCTAAAGGAAAACAAGCTACTTTACCGTTGCTTCACCTTAGATACAAAGCATACGGACCTACAAACTTGAAATACGAGATGAGCGTATTTGACTGGAAAAATGGAACAAGTACTAAAGATGAAATTCGTACTGAATTCCAGGCCGAACAAGCTTTGGTCGTGCTAGGGCGTGCTAACACGTTCATTTTTCAGGGGTAAGCATAGCATTAGAATAAAGAAAAAGGCGAGAATTACTCTCGCCTTTTTAATAAAAATAAATTCAAATCAAATTAAATCGAAATGGAAACACAAGAAGTTAAGTTACCCTCTCACTTGTCTAATATCTACAAAAAAATGGTTGTAGATGGATTAATAGTAGATAAAAAATATGTAGGAGAAATTCCTTTGGCCGAGTATTTGAAATCCGTCGAAAGTTCAGATTCCACGGAAGAAAAACCGCCTACGACTACAGAAGAACAAGAGCCGTCAATTCCTTTGTCGGAAGTTCAAAAATTAGTAGCAAGCGAATTAGCCAAAGCATTAGCATCGCTACAACCCCAAAAACAAGAGTCTGTAAAAGAAAGGATAGTTTATGAAGTACCGAATGACCCGAATGACATTCCTGAATTAAGGAATTGGGTTATGAAGGACAGAACTTATGTTTGGATGGATGGTAAGCCACTTTCGGCAAGTATTACCCATCAGCATACAGAGGCAAAACCATTGACTTACCTTAATAAAGAAACGAAGAAATCTCACGCGTTACGATACGCCACGAATCAGACTTCATTCTTTATGGATCAACAATCGAAAGAGCCAGGCTCCGTAAGTACGGCACATATCATCCTGAAAAATGGTACGCTAAATACTTCAGCTAATGATATTGCGTTACAACAATTCTTGGCTATTACTCCTGAAAACGGAATACTATTCAAGGAATTTGACGTTACCGAAAAATCAAGAAAAGCAGTTGAAGCAGAGGATTTGGATTTTGAAGCCAAGAAACTTGCCCGTGAAATTGGGGATAGTTCCAATAGAGTTATTGCGAGTTTAGTTTCTCTTGGATATATCGATTCTTGGGATATGTCTATCGTCAAAGAGGAAATCTACTCCTACATCAAAAAAGAGCCTAAAAAGTACATAGAATTAGCCAACGACCCTAAATTAAAATACAAAGGAGTTGCTCGTACGGCAGTTTCAAGGGGGTATTTAGTTTTTGACAAATACCGTTTCATCAATGACCGAAAAGAAGTGATTCTTGAGGTAGGAAGAAACGTAAACGAATACGACGCCATCGCCGAGTATTTCCAAACCAATGAAGGAAGAGCAACCTACGATTATCTTTCTAACGCAATCAGCTAAAATACGTAAGGCTTGAATGTAGAAAACCCCGATTCTTTATGGAGTCGGGGTTTTTGGTTTCAAAAAACAACCGACAACAAATGTTTGCAAATGATTATTGAATATCTTTGTTGATAGAAAATAATATCAATATGATTTCCATAAATAAAGTCAGAAACACGGTTTTACACCTGCTTAACAAGAACAATCGCGGCGCAATTGGAACGTCGGAGTTTGACGCTTTTTGTCATCTTGCTCAAATGGACTTATTTGAGAATTTGTTTTATAGATTAAATAAGCACACGAACAATCAAACTAAGAAATACGTAAACTCGGAGTATTCAGATATAGTTCAGAACATCCAGGAGCAGATTGACGTGTTTGCAACCTACTCTACTCCTTCGAATTTTACCTACAACGCCCCAAATAATGTATGGAGTTACATAGGAAATGATTTATACCGTACCGAAGGATTGACCTTGATTAATGCCGCAGGGAAGCGTCGTGATGTGCAAGAAGTTCACAAAGGATATGAGTTGAATATTGCCTCAAAAGAAGCTACAAATACATATCCTATCTACACTAAAATTGGCGTGAGTTACAGAGTTTTCCCCACTGTTCCTAGTGGATATTCATTGGAGTTGTTTTACATAAGAACGCCAAAAACACCTAAATGGACATACGTATTATCAGGCGGAAATCCTGTTTACAATGCGGGAGCCGGAGATTTGCAGGATTTTGAATTAGCGGAGCCTTTATTTCCTCTACTTGTAGCGAAAATATTATCGTATTGCGGAATCTCCATCAAGGAAAATGACGTGGCCGCCATCGCCGACAATGAAGAAGTAAAAACAGAAAATAAACAATCCTAATGAGCGCAATTAATCCTGAAATATATTATTCCGACCCTGCCACGAACTCCTATATTTATGTGAGTTTGGAAAATATTGTAGATGACTTTATCGATACGTTTACGGGAAATGGAACCCTGATAGGAAAAGCCAATCGTAGAAAGATTGTTCGCCACGCCAAACAGGGGATAAAACAGTTTACTATAAATGCCTTGCGAGAAACCAAAAAAGTGGAACTGGAGTTGGGTGACACGCTTGATATTATTCTGCCAGTAGATTACATTAATTGGGTTCGTGTTTCGTATGTTCATCCGGTTACAGGCGATTTGATGTTTTTATCGGTGAATGACGACTTGCCGGCGGGAACTGCTTATTTGCAAGACCACAACGCCAATATCCTGTTCGACAACGATGGTTTTATTCTTGAGGGAACTACTTATCATAGTTTGCTAAAAGACACGATTACGGAGCGAAATTTCGTGAGTAGTTTTGATGTAAATTCGGAAGACACAAATTATAATTTAGACACGACTAAAAATATCAACGGAGCTTTCAAGCCTATTCCGAGAGAAGGCAGAATGCACTTTAGTTCGGATAATGCAAGCAGGGTGATTATGCTTGAGTATGTTTCGGATGGTTTGGAGTTTTTGAACGAGTCCGACATCAAAGTAAGCAAACTCGCCGAAACAGCCATCCTGCACTACATTAATTTCAATATGATGTTTTCGGATGCCGGAATACCAATGTACGAAAAGAAACAAGCAGAAAAAATATATCGCGCCGAATATACCAATGCCAAAATCAGAATGATGGATGTCAGGATTGGTGACACGATGTTGGTTTTGAATGCGAAACGACAATACTTACGATAGATGAAAATACAAAATACATTTTCTAAAGGAATTATAAATAAGGATTTAGATTCAAGATTTGTTGACTCTGCCGAGATGATTGATGCCGAAAACTTTTTCGTCTCTGCAACAGATTCAAGTTCTGGCGGCGTTGGCAAGAACGCCTTGGGAAATGCCTTGAAAACTGCCTACAATATTACAGGTGGTCATACTATTGGACACGGTGTAAACACAAGCGAAAACAAGGTTTACAACTTCATAAAAGGAACTAATCACGATTATATTATTGAGTACGACAGCGAAACATACGTTTCTGAAATTGTCGCCCAATCTACAACCGGAACACGTTTAAATTTCCGTACAGGAGAACGTATTACGAATGTAGAAGTAATCTCCGGAAATACCGTTTCAGATACTTTATTGAAGTTTTCCGGCGACAGCAACCCGCCGAGGATTTTAAATATTGCTCGTTTCAAACAAAAATATATAGATTTAGAATTAGCATTAGCAGGTTCCGGAATAGATTGGTTTACCGCCGAGGAGATTATGCTTATTAAAGCGCCACCATTGTTTCCGCCAACGGTAGTTCAAGTAAAAACTTTGGACGAAAAAGAAAATTTTCTGAAAGACAAGTATGTTTCTTTTGCCACGCGTTATAAATACAAAGACAATTACTATTCGGCAATTTCGTCTTGGCAGGAATACGCTTTCACGCCCAATCGTTTTGATTTAAACCCTAGTTCTTGCGAGAACAAAGGAATGGTCAATATTTACAATGGTTGCGACATTACGTTCAACACCGGTCCAAGAGAAGTAATAGGCGTGGATTTGTTGTTTAAATACAGTAATTCAACCGTAGTTTACAAAGTGGACCAATTTGTAAAAACGGAAGAATCTTGGGCGGACAACGTGACTATTCCGGCACCAATTCGTTTTACGAACAACAAAATATTTTCTGTTTTGCCGGAAGACCAATATTTCAGGTCCTACGACAACGTTCCGGAAAGTGTAGTTGCGGGAACGATAGCGGGTAATCGCGTTATGTATGCAAATTATGTAGAAGGAAAAGACCTGATTGACAAAAACGGAAACCCCGTGGTTATGGATTATACCGTGGGAGTTTCGTCGTTATCGCCGGAGTCCTCTCCATTGTCCGTAACTAAATTATCGGCCACTTCCCTATTTGATGCTTCGTCTATTGTAGACGGGAAAATACGATTGGATTTTACCGGAAAAAGTCTAAAAAAGGACGGTGCTATTTCTATTTTATTCAACATAAAATCGATTGCCGTTGTTCCTCCGTTAACTCCAACAAGACCTATTGCAGTTTTTGACAATTCTTACGTGACGGTTTTGGACAAAGATTATGACAGCATCTCGGATGTTATTGCCGACGACTCCATTAATTTATTCAAATCTGGGATTGAAGGTTATTTCAACGATTTGTTTAAAAGTACTTTTCTGGTGTTGCCAGGAGGTTCATTGGGATTTCCTCCTTCGTTGTACAATGGATTTACGGTTGCCGTAGTAAGCACCAATGTAATTGACATTGTGTTTCCGTCGATGAAATATGAAATTGAAGTATTACCGTCGGGACCCAACACCTTTGTCACGGAATACTACCAAGACAGTCTTACGGCTGCTTATGTAGATTCGATTGCAAGCAAAAAAAGTATGAAAAGCTACAGGAGTTATGAAATAGCTACTTTGTATCGAGACGCGCAAGGGAGAAAAACCACAGCATTGACCAGTGAAAAAAATACCGTTTTCATTCCGTTATCGAAATCTACTTCCAAGAACACGCTTACGGTAAATATGGGAACCACGATGCCTCCTGCTTGGGCGACAACGTATAAATTCGCCATAAAAGAAACCATCAAGACCTACGAAGAAATTTATACCACGGATTTTTATGAAGATGGCTATTTCAGATGGGTTCGATTAGAAGGCGAAACCAAAAACAAAGTGAAAGAAGGAGATACGTTGTTGGTAAAAAGTGATGTGTCGAGTATTCACGCAAAACCGGTTACCGTAAAAGTTTTGGAGGTAAAAGTTCAAGACCAGGATTTTATTGCAGGTGGAGTTTCTGAAATTTCAGGGCTTTATATGAAAATAAAACCGGTAGGATTCGATATGAAATACGATCCTGATGGCTATAGAGAATTTATAGGAAGTGCAGGTCAACGAAGTGGTTATCCGACGGTTACATTGACTATTCCAAATTCGGTGGTAACAGGAAACATTCCTCGAAACTCCATACTTTCAATTTCTTTGAAGAGTAGTTTTAGCCACGAAGATGAATTTAATGATTATGATGCCGATATTGTAGCGTCGAGTGATTATCCTGATTTTCAAAATTTTTACAATGCCCAGATTGCCACGATGGTGTTTCAAGGAAACAACACGGGAGTTGATTTTGGCGGTGTTTTTGCCAAAGAATCGACAACGGCAACAACTTTTAAAATAACAGGAACCTCCAACGGCAGGAATACGGTTATAAATCCAAAAAGCGGATTCCTTGACGTGAAAGTTACTTTGAGGACCAATGCCGGATTTATGATATTCGAGAAACAAGGACTTGAAGAAAGCTCCAGTCTTTTCTATGAAACTCCAGACGTGTTTCCTATCGTGAACGGATTGCACGTTTACAACGGAACCAATGTAGTTGACGGGGTTCATTCATTGGTACATACCTTCAATTGTTTTGTAATGGGCAACGGTGCCGAAAGTTACCAAATCAGGGATGCTTTCAACGAAAGATACTTATCGATTGACTTTCCGGCCACGGCGGTTAGCGCAGATGGGTTCAAAAAAGTAAATCGCCAAACAGATATTACGTATTCCGGAGTTTATAATTCAAGCACCAACGTAAACAGGCTGAATGAATTTAATTTGTATTTGGCGAATTTCAAGGAAGACATTGAAAAAAGTTATGGCCCAATCTTGAAAATAAAAGGTACTGATACCAATATCGAAGTGTATCAAGAAGACAAATGTAGCAAGGTTTATTATGGAAAAGATTTCTTGTTTAACGCCGACGGAAGTTCAAACTTAACCGTTACAGATGAGGTTTTAGGAAAAGGACAGGAAATGTACGGCGGAGAATATGGCATTTCCTATCATCCGGAAAGTTTTGACGAATATGCGTTCAACTCCTACTTGACAGACACAAAACGAGGAGTTGTATTAAAGAAATCCAACAATGGACTGTTTGAAATTTCAAGCCAGGGAATGAATTCGTATTTCAAGAAACTATTTCGTGACAACGCAATCAATCAAATCATTGGAGAATACGACCAATACCACGATGTATATGTATTGAACATAAAATACAATAGCGGCTCTTACGTAACTTGGGTTTATTCTGATAAAGATAATGGATGGTTGGGTAGAATAACGTTCAATCCGGAAGATATGTGCCGCGTGAACGGAAAGTTTTTGTCATTTTTCAACGGGGAAATCTATCAACATAACGAATCTGTTAGGAACACGTTTTATGGAGTAGAAACACCAAGCGCTTGGACGATAAATTTCAGTCAAGAGCCATCGATGCGCAAAAACTACAAAACCGTAGAAATTGAAGGAACAGATGCGTGGCAAGTAGGCTTACTTACCGATATTGACACGGGATATGTGAACGCATCCGATTTCAATAAAGAAGAAGGTGTGTATAAAGCCTACGCAAGACTTTCAAATGCAGTTATCGACACTTCATTGTTAAGTGTGCAGGGGATTGGAAATTGTGCCGTATCGGGGCTTGTTTTGAGTTTTGGATTTTCGCTTAGTAGCGATATTTCCATCGGCGACGACGTGAGGAATTTATCAAACCAACTTGTAGGGACAATAACGAATAAAACCGCTACTACATTAACGTTAAATGCCGTTGCAAATATTGTAAGCGGAGATTATGTAATGTGTTCGAAACCGCAAAGCGCGAATGTAAATTCATTGCTTGGTTATCACTTGACAGTTTCAGGGACACTTACTAAAAACACTAAAACTGAATTATTTGCGGTTAACTCCGAAGTGGTAAAATCGTTTAATTAAACGACAACAAACATTTGTAATTGTTTTATTTTTATCTTTGTTAAAATTATTTGAATGGAATTGAACTCAAAGACGATAGCTAAACAAACGCTAACTCATAAAATCGATGAATTAGAAGCGGTAATGTTGGAAAATTTACCGATTGTGGATTGTCCTGTTACGCATAGATTTACAGAAGGGCTTTATGTAAGAGAGATATTTATGCCAGCAGGTTCGTTGATTACGTCAAAAATACATAAAACACAACACACTTATTTTGTAATGAAAGGAAAGTGTATTGTGTGGATAGATGGAGTGGAGCATTTAATTGAAGCGCCGTACATCGGAATTACTGAACCTAATACACGTAGAGTTTTGTACATATTAGAAGATTGTATTTGGGCGACTTCTCACCCCAATCCTGAAAACGAAACGGTAGAGCAAATAGGAGAAAGAATTATAGAGAAGCACGACAACCCGTGTTTGTCTTTGGAAATGAAAAACAGGATAAAAAAACTTTTAAAATAAAAAAAGATGAAAAATAACCTTAAAAAACATACGCTTTGACTTGGGTGGCCGTAGGAGTAGGTGGAGCATCGGCGATAATGGGTGGAATAAACGCAATAAGTGCCGGTAAACAAAAGAAAAAAATAGCGCAAGAAATTGCCAATCAAAAAGAAGTGAAACTCACTAATATCGCAGATGGATTACAAGTTTCTACGCTTGGTTCTGATTTGCAGAAAGAGGAACAAGCGAGATTGGCCGCCACTCAAACAAGCGCTTTGGCTGATGCAGGATCGAGAGCATTAGGCGTTGGTGTAGGTCGAGTTTCGGCGCAAAACCAAAACGTAAATGCAAACATCGCCGCCGACTTGGACGCTCAACAAAAGAACATCGATATGATGAAAGCCCAAGATGAAGGCCGAATCCAGATGACTAAAGAGCAACGACAACAAGCGAAACTAGCCGCGCTAAGTTCTCAATACGCAGGAGCGCAAGACGCACAAGCACAAGGTATGGGGAATATGATGCAAGGATTTGGTATGGCGGCAGGCGCAGCATCGGGTTCTGGAAAATTAGCAGGAACGCCCAAAACTCCAAATGCAAAATTAACTTCTGTTTCTGAAATAACTCCAAGCGGACTTGTAAATACTGATAATTCAGATATATTAAATAAGTTTAAAGGAGTTAAAAAGAAATATGATTTTGCTTCAATGGGAGCAGGAATATCATCAACACGACCTAAAAACGGATAAATTATGGCAGGAGTTATAGGCGGAGAAGCAGGTTACGCAACAGTAGGCCCTACAAGAAATTATTTAGGAGAAGCAATGTCTAACGTACAAGATAGTATGTATAGGCAAAATGCTCAACGTATAGCGGACGAGAGAACACGTATTGCAGATGAGCAAAACTTACAAGAGCAAAGAAGAAGGGATTTCAATGATTCTATGGAGTTTAGTTCGAAATACCCGTTTATTGCCACAGGGACAAGTATCGATGGAGCTAATCGACAAGCTATTGACAATGCTCAAAAATCATATTTAGAAGCGCAGGACAATTACCGTAAAACCGGCGATAAAAAATATCTTGCCGTAGCCGAAAACGCAAAATCAAGCATCAACAATCTTAACGAAATGCCTAAAGCATTAGCGTTAAAAATGGAAGATTGGAAAAAAAATGAAGCGGGCTACAGCCCTTCTAGTATGTCCAAAAAGAAAGCTATCTTAGACAAGATGGCTAAAGGAGATTTGATGCAGGAAAACGACGAAAACGGACGTGCAGTTTATACATTGGTAGATAGAGATGAAAACGGAAATGTGTCAAAAATTCTCTACAGTAAATTAAATTCCAAACAAATTACGGACTTACTTACCGTGGAGCCTAAATTTGATATTTCGGGAGAAAAAGGATTGATTGAACAGTATCAAAAAAACGTAGGCAAAGCAACGGTAACTCCAAAAATAGTAGGGAACAAAGAAATTACTACAACTACATATCCAGGAGCAGAAAAAGTGGCCACGGCCAAAGCACAAGAACTTATTCAAAACCACAGTGCTGTTTACTCTGCAATAGAGCAAATGCCGGAATTAAAAATTGATCCGGATGACGAATCTAATTACAAGAATCCAGAAGTTTTAGCGAAGGTAGCCGATTATTATAAAGGACTTTTGATGGAAACCACGCCTACAACGACATCGGAAAAACCATATTTAGACCAAATGAAGTTTGATTATGAAAAAGGTCAAGATAAAATAGCGAATGATTTTAAAGCCAAGGAATTCAACGAAAAACAACTAGACAAAAATACCGTTACCGTAGGAACTACAGAATATAAATTTACAGATATTGGCGCCAAAGCTAAAAAAGATTTCTATTCTAAACCTGAAAACAAAGGTAAAAATATGACTAGCGAAGATTGGCCTGCTGGTTCATTCAAGGTTATAAGAACTTCTACAAAAGTTAATTCGAAAACTCCTTCTACCAAACCAGTAGTAAAGGAAACTCCAAAGCAAACACAAGCTCAATGGAATGCTTCGTGGGCGAAGTTAAAAAAAGGTCAAAAACTAGTTGGATTAGACGGAAATACATATACTAAAAACTAAAAAATGGGAGAGTTCATACCGCCTACAGATGGAAAAGTAACTGCAAAATCAAATAGTGACACATTCGTTCCTCCTACTGATAGTGTAGAATTAAAAAAAAAAGACGAATCGAAACCTACTTCAACTCCTCAAAAATCGGGTTCGGGAACTCCTACTGGTTCTTCGGGTGGAGTAAAATCTAGTATTAAGAGTTTTGACGGTTTTTCTCCGGTGGATTTAAAAAAAATGAATTCGCCTGAAATTCCATTGCCTAAAGTAAATAAAAAAGTTGAGGCTGTAATAAATTCTCCTGAAAATATTGCCAAAAGAAAGGAATTACAGAAGAAAGAAATCTTAAAATACCGAGCAAACACCAAACTTTCTGAACAGGAAAAACAAGATACTCAAGCTGATTTATTAGCAAAAACCAACCAAGAAGGTATTTGGAATAACATCAAAGCCGGTACGAAAGATTTTTTGAATACTGCCAGTGATTTTGTTTTAAAAATGACAGATGAAGGCGCTACTCCAGAAGACTTAAAAATAAACACAGACCCTTTTGCCGACGAGAAAAAAGAAGCAATTGAGTCATTGAAGATGGAAGGTATTAAAAGTCCTAAAAAAGAAGACATTAACGCCAAGGCCAAGCAAATTTACGTTGACAATATAAATTTGGAGAAAAAGCAACAGAAAATAAATACTTACCTTGAAAATGTTGATCCGCAAACTAAATCTACATTAAAAATTGATGCCGACGAAAGATTTAAAACACTATCCAAGGACAAAAAGGATATTACTAATAGAATAGGTTTAAATCAAACGTATTTTGAGCAATTGACGGCGGATTTAGAAAACTCCAATCTTTCTGAAAACGACAGATTAGAACTGACAAATGAGCGAAATAAAATCATAAAATATTTAGATTCTGACTATAAAAAATTCACCACAACTAATAGCGAATTGGGTACGGCACAAGACGAATTTGATGCGTTTAAAAGAAACTACAATGCTTTTGACAATACTGTTTCGAGGGCTGTTTCATCAATAGCCAATGCGGGAGTAAGTTTGTATTCAGGAGCCAATTACGTTGCCAATATGCTCGGCGCAAATGAAGAATACAAACAAGAAGGAATCAAGGAAGCAAAAGAATTTCTTCAAGAAAAAAAAGATAGTTTTCGTCCTGACAACAAAGAGATAACTTTAGATAATTTCTTTCAATACTCTACAGACTTATTAGCAAACCAAACGGGAACTCTGTCACAAGTTGCTACCGGAGGTATTTTTGGAGCAGCTCTTTTAGGAGTTGAAGGCGCCGGAGATAAATATTCTGAAATGTTTCAGGCTCAAAAGAACGGGAAAAACTATACTCCTGCACAGATGGCAATTACTCCGTTTGTTAGTGGGCTATCCACGGCTATTTTATCCGAACTTCCTACTATATCTACTTTAAGAAACAGTGCAAACGTGTGGCGTTCCGCTTTAAAAGAAACGGCAGGAAAGGAGTTAATTGACCAAGCAATAAAAACTACTGGAAAAAGCATTGCGAAAAACATAGCTAAAGATACCGGAAAAGAAATGTCCACGGAATTGGCCGACAATATCGTTCAAAATGCCATAAACAGGGATATTCTTGGGGATAAAAAAGTAGGTTATTTTGACAATTCCATCAAGACATTAAAAGACACTGCTTTGCTTACGGGAATGATAGGCGCAACCGGAGCAATTCCTCACGTTGCTATTTCAGCGGTGAAAACTTTTACAGACAAAGCCAATGTAAAAGCAATGGACATCAACGCCAAAAAAATAGCGGAATTATCGAAGCAATTGGATAACGAAAACATTAGCGAAGCGACCAAAACAGTAATTGAACAGCAAATAACTAAAGCGACCAAGGAAAGTTCTGAAATCATAAACAAAACTATTGATAAAATGGGAGAAATGCCATTGGAAAAAATAGAAACAGTTTATGAGAATAGCAAAAAAATATCCGAAATACAACAAAAAGCCGTTGATGTAAAAGAAGATTTCGAACTAGATGATGTCGCTAAAAAAACTGTTCTTGACGGATTGAAAGAAGAATACAAAACTCTTGACGACGAAAATACAACCATCATAAACGAAACCAATGAGCAAACTCCCCCTACTCCAGAAGCCCAACCACAAGCCGAAGTACCACAACAAGCCGAAGCAGAGAAAGTAGAAACACCTCCAGTAGAAGATGTAGTTGCTCCGAGTGTTGAGGGGCGAAAATATAATTTTACAAAAACTCCTTCTTTGGAAAACGCACAGGCTGTAGATATTAAAGATGCAAATATTGATAATGAGCCTGAAATAACTGAAAAAATTATTAATAATCAGGAGCATTGGGATAAGGCTTTAGTTGATGGAGTTAAAAATGAAGGGAACGGATGGTTCGAAGTGGGTAAAACTATTCAAGGAGAAAGTGTTTTACACGCACCAAGCACAAATGAAACTGTAGTAATAAAAGATTCTCAAAACAAAGGAGGAAGGAATAGTGCTTATAAAAATAATTTCATAGAAAATAACCCAAGAAATGAAGCAACACCGGAAACAAATACTCCTATTGATGGAAACGTTCAACTTGGAGCTTCAAATGTGGGAGAAAGTGGAAACGCCAAGCCAAAAAGTAATTCAAAAAGTAGTGTACCGAGTTCCGTTGACGGTGGAGAAGTTAAGGGAGATGCTTCGGTAGGTGGAAATAATAATTCTTGGGATAAAGAGTTTCAGAGAGCAAAATCAGAAAATGATTTAAAAGCACTGGATGTGCTTTATGATAAAGTTAAGGTTATGCTTAATGGAATAGCGCAGAAAAAAGGAGAAGAAACAGTAAAGTATTTTCAGGATTTAAAAAATGAAATAAAAAATTATAGTATTGAACTTAAAAAAACCGCCGAAACTCCCCAACCTAAATCAAAAGGAGATGTTGAAGTAAGTCCTTTTGCTGAATTTGAAAAAGTAGTCAATGAAAGTAAATCAGTTGATGAGGCTTTTGATAAAATTAAAAATATTCAGGGGGTTTCAAGCGAAACGTCAAAATCCTTCAGGGATAAATACGACCCAAAAGGAGAATTATCTACGAAAGAAGCGTTTGGCAAATTTTACGATGATGTAAAAGGTAAAATCGTGGAAATTGCACAGGGGGACACTAATGTGCCTCTGTCAAATAAAAAAGAAGGTGGTGTAGAGGATTTAAAATTTACAACACATACAGGCGAACAAGTTTCAGGAAAAAGATTAAGTGACGCTTTAAATAAAGTTGCTGATGATTGGGCTAAAATACAACGTGGAATCAGAAAAGAAGATAAGTATGCAGACCACGTTAGCGAAAAAACAAAAGAAGAAAATCTTACAAAAGGACTTGAGCGTGCAGAAGAAATAAGGAATGGAAAGAACATAGATAATTTCACTATATGGCAAAGAATTAATACTGAATTAACGGGAGAATCAGTGCCTTTATTTTCTCCCGAAAAACCAAAGCCCACAACCAAAGAAAAAATAGCCGAAAGGATAAAACTATCCGACGCCAAAGTAGATAATATCAAAGATGCCTTAAACGGTATCGACTCTATCTTTGGAATAAAGATAAAAGTTGACGACATCGAGGGATTAAACAAAAACGGAATTGACATTGTAGAAGTGATTGCAAATATCGCAAAACAAGCAATCGCCGCCGGAATACATATTGACGAAGCAATCTCAAAAACTATTGAACACCTTAAAAAAACCATTGATTTCGACGTAAACATCGACGAAATAAAGGAAAGGATTAATCCTAAGAAGGAAGCCGAGCCACAAAAACCTGAATCTAAAGAATCTTCTAAAGATATGGAGGATTTCAGAGATAGTTGGAATTTAGATCCAAGTTCGGATGAAATTAACCAATACGATAGTGGGCGAACTATCGCAAGAGAACACGGTGAAACAAGAAACAACCAAGACTACGAAGTTCAAAAAGATTTTGCGAGAGTTCAAATTGGAATTAGAGCCATAGAACACGCAAAAAGATTGTTTGGAGCAGAATATGTAGAAAAAACTTTATCATTCATAGAACAAGCTAATTTAAGCCCTGAAAAGAAAGCTGTGGCTTATGTATTGCTTGAAAACGAAATGGATGCAAGAGTAAAAGAATTTCCTAAAAATGTAGGAGTTCAGAAATTGCAAGATTTAGTTCGTGCCAAATCCCAAGAGTTTTTAGCTAATAGTGCAAGAGCTATGGGGGCAGGTCGTTTTAGAATTGAAAGATTTAGAGAATTGGCTAAAAACGGATTTTCAGAAGAAGAATTTACTAATGCAATACTTACTACTAAGCAAAAAAACGACAAAGGTAAAATTCAAAAACTAATACAAGTTAGCCCTGACGACATAAATAATGAATCTGAAAATCAGGAAAGTGATGAAGATTTTGTTATTGAGGAACCAACTGTAAAAAGAAACAAAGAGGCCGTAAAAAAAGACATTAGTAATGTTTTGGCCCAAATGAGAAAAGACCTGCTAAAAGTAGCAAAAGGAAACGCAGCGATGTCTTCCATTCCTTATGCAGCCCAATTACAGGCTGTGGCTCCTCATATCATAAAACTGTCAAAACTATTGGCAGAACTTGGTGGAATGACCACACGACAAATAGTAAACGAGGTTTACAACGACATCAAAGAAGTCTTTCCAGGAATAAACAAAACAGATGTTTCAGATATTTTAAAAGAACATTCCATTAAAAAAGCCAAGCCAAAAACAGAAGCCCAAGAAAAGCAAGATTCTGTAAAGGAAATTGTAAAAAAAGCGTTGATAGAAAAAGGTTTTAGCAGGGAAATAACCGTTACTAAAAATGAAAGAGATGCTTCGGGTAAATTGGTGAAAGATGCGGATGGTAGAAATGTAAAAACAAAAGAAAAACGTACCGTATTAGATTGGAAAAAACTTGCGGGTGAAGCGGGAACAATTTCTAATATCCGTAAAAATGTAGAGGAATCTCTCAAAGGAAGCAAATATTCCAAAGCCGAGATAAACGAAATGAAAAAAGCTCTTGAGAGAGAGTATGTAAGATTGACTTCGGACGTTATCGAAAAAGGATTAAATGAACTTCAAAACAGAAATGCAGATAGAAAACCTGTAAATACTAAATCGGCGGCCAAGAAACTCGCTGAACTTTACAATTATGGATTATTCGAAAAAAACAAAGATAGCTACGAAAAAATCATCAATAGTGTTTTAGGATTTAATGGATTAGACCAAATGGCGTTCGATGAAATGAAAGAGATAGCTAGAGGTTATGCTGTTTTAATGGATTCAGGACTTTCGGACACTGAAATCAAAAGTGCCGTAAACTCTTTAAGCAGAAGACAATCTCGATTAGTAGCCACGCTTGCTTTTTCACAAGCAGATTGGAAATTTAAACTTGCCGTTGCATTAAGCGAAATTACCAATTTATCCACTCGTTTTAAATTGGTAAATCTTGGGAATTTAGCTGAAAATATATCTTCCGGAATGATGGCAAGAGCCGCTAATAATATGATGGATGCAATGGCAAATATCGCAAGTGGTAAAAAAACATCAAATAAAGCGATAAAAGCACAATCTAAAATAAACGCAAGAGCAAAACTAAGAGGTATTACATTGGAAGCGGCGGAATCTTATGGAGATACATCTTCGCTTTTACTAAACCATAGTGCTGTTGAGGATTATTTCAATAATGCCACTACCAATAGAGTGTATCACGCAATTATCTCTACCTATATGGCTAAACCCGTATTGGAAGGTGCGGATAGTTACAATAAAATATTGATTACAGAAGCTAAAATGGTTCGTGCCACAATCAAGGTTTTAGAAGCAAAAGGAATGAGCAATTCTGATGCTTTAGACTATGTGGCAAAAGCTATTACCGGAGATTCTATGAAAGAAGCATTGGTAAAAGCAAAAGCATTAATTGAAAAAGTTAATGAAGATGCAGGGAGAAAACTGCTTAACGATTCTGAATCATCTATAAAATCTCTCGCCGCCGACATCGTAAAAGAATCATTGGTAAGCGGAGGACAATTGACGGAAACCGAACTAAAAGCAATTTACGCCGCAGCATATAAATCAGCAGGAAAAGATATTGGCCACGTATCAAATAACTGGGTTACTGACCAAATATCAGCTAAAGGCGCTCAAATTGAAAAGAAAGTTGCTGATGCCATAAAAGAAAAAAAATGGAGTAATGCCGCAGGAGCAGTTGTTAATCAAATAATATGGAAAAATTTCATTTCTACATTCGTAGGAGGAGGAACAAACTGGTTTGTAAAAGGACTTCAAAAAAGCGCCAATCCATTAAGTTTAGTTTCATTGCGAGATGACGTGATGCAATTAAAAATGGCAGGAAAACTTGATGTAACTACCGACGAAGGAATTAAAAATATGGAGGAGTCATTATATCGAGGTATGAATTTAAGAAGTACATCAGCCACAATGCTTATGGGAGCAATAATAACCGCTTCTATTATCGGGGGAATGTCTGCTTCTGGAGCCGACGACGAAATAGAAAAATGGCTTAAAGAAAATAAGTGGGCTAAAAAGTATTTTGACAAAACTGTTCCTGACGCAGTAGTTTTGATACTTGCTATTAAAGATAAAGATTTTGGAAGATATATTGCAAAAATGGTTAATGTAAAAGCAGACTTCTTCGACGATCAAAAAAATACTTATAAAATACTTGAAAAATATGCCAAAGGATATACGGAAAATGATGAAGTAAAAATAAGCGAGGCTTCAGGAGATTTAGGAGCGATGTTAGGAAAACGATTTGAATTCCCCGGCCCTGTAAGAGCAGCGAAAGATGTAAAACAAATTTACAAAGGATTAGTAAAAGGAGAATACGACAAAACTAACTACTACACGAGTGGCTTCCTAAACGGATTTTTCCAAGGAGGAATAGTAGAAAGTTTTGGATTAAGAAAAGACCCTGATTTTGAAGAAAAGTCTAAAAGTTCTAAAAAAGGAGTTCCAGGCGTTCCTAATTTTGGAAGAATGAAAATTAACCCATAAAAGAAAAGCCTCTGCTAATAAGTAGAGGCTTTTTAATTTTATTTTGGAGATATACTTTTGAAGAATTCCCTCAAAACTTTCACGGAGTCGATAATTTCTTTTTCTTTATTGCATTTCTTGAATGCTTTTTTGACTTCTTTACGATCTTCTTTTGAGTCAAGACTTTTGATGTAATTCTTCTGTTCGATGTTTAATTTTGACATATTTTATTTTTAGGGGTTAGGTTAATTAATTAATTAAAGTAAATGTAGGTATTATAGCATATTAAAAAGTGATAATTGTCATAAAGCCTATTTTTTATGTTATAAATTAGGTTTATGGCATTTTGCTAAACTTTAACAGAATTTGCTATTTTTAGGAATTCTTCGGCGGCGGAATCAGGAATTGTTCCGACATCTATTTCAAACCCAAATGGGCGGAGTTCTTTCCATTTTATTTCCGGAACCGAACGGAGGAATTTACGTAAATCTACTTGACGCTGTTTTAGCTCCGGAGAGTATTCAATTTTTGGAATTGATTTTCTCATATTATAAAAAATCTTAAAAGTTATGAGTGTCTAATCCCGTGTAAGTGTGAATTAGTTTTCTTAAATCCAAACCGCATTGAGTAGCCATATTGCTTCTTTCTTTCAAGTTCATTTTATCGTAATCTTGGTTATCGTACATTTTATCCATCAGGGCAGTTTGAAAAATAATCAAGCAATTCATAAACTCGCGATTAGTATAATTTGGTTTGTTTTCGTTCCCTATCGCTTCTGCGTTTTGCTCTAAAATATCACTTGCGATAACTTCTAATTCGTTTTTATATGCTCTCATAATTACTTATTTAAGATTTCTTCTATAATACGTACATCACGGCTTTGTAAGGATGGTTTTGATTTCAGATATTCAATTCCTTCTCGAACTCCCCATTTGTAATTTTGAAATAGTCTTTCGAGAGTTTTGGTTTTGAAATACAATTTTTGAAATTCTGTATTTCCTATTTTACGGAAAGTTTCGGTGTTTTGTATTGCTTCTTTGAAGCCATACAAATCTAATTGCGTGTGTGCTATCATTTTGTTTTGTTTAGTTGTTTTGTGTCTTTTGATTTTTTGTAGTGACAGGGCTTGCATAAAACTTGAAACCCATTTACGTCTTCGATTGTGAGCCGTTCGATGAATCCTTGAATATCGTCAAAACTCTTTAGACTCCCGCACTCTTCTATATGGTCGATGTGAACTTCTTTTCTTGGAAACCAAGAAGTACATTCCTTGCAGAGATATTCTTTTTTCAATGCTTTATTTGCTGATTTTGACGGTCTTGAAGCATTATCAAGAGCCTGTTGCATCGGTTTCCAATATTGAAACGCTTGTCTTAATGCCGAACGTATTTTCGACCAAAACATACTCTCGGTTAGAGTATTCGCATTTCGTGTTCTCTCTACCATTATTCGTTTAGTTGGTTTCTTCTTTGCCATAGGTTTTGTTTTCATTTACACTTTCTTTTACGTGAACTATTTTTTGTCCGTTTATTAATTCGTTTTGTTTTTGTTTTTTAACTCCATCTAAAACCCAATCACGATAAGAAAAATTATCTTTCTTCTGTTTAAGAAAATGTCTTATACAACTATTACAGCTACAGCATTTATTTGAATATTTTTCACGTTCAAATATTCCGCAAACGGCACAAATTTCATTTTTCATAATTTCTCCCCTCCGTGGATTTTCGACAACTGATATTTTTTTGATAATTCCGAGTTTCGCTCCAATTCTAAATTATGGAAGTTGCAGCAGGGCTTCCAAAACCTTTTATCTAAATAAAGAGAGATGTTATTCTCTCGCGCCCAATCGTCGTAGAAACCTATTCTTCCTGCTGAATGTTCTATTGTTGTGGCGTCTCTTTTGCATCCGTCAATAAAGCAAAAATTATTTTCCTTCTTACCTAAGAATATGAGTCTATCTGAACCGTATTTTAGGTTTTCTACTTTACGCTTATCAGAAACTTTATTTATAGGTTTCTTTGCGATAGGAGTTTTTGCCATTTTTTCTGATTGGTATTCCCTCTCGGCTTCCTTGCAGTTTTCGCAGTGCTTTTGGAGGAATTTTGTTGGGGTGAATTTTGCCCTACACGAAATACATCTCATAATTTTGATTTTTTATTAATTGGAAGCGCCGTTAAAAAAGGTCTTATCCCGTGAACGCCTCGATACACATTTACTCTTATTCCTTGTATTTCCACATTTCCTTTGTGAAAGGATTTTTCGCCATTCGTCTTGAGTCTTTGCCCTCGGATAAATGGCAACTTGCATAGCTCTACGTACTCTTCAAATGTGATTAAAACATTATATCTCTCTGACAATCTTGATGCAAAATGCCTAAAGAAATGTTGCGTAATCTTTATTGTTTGTTGCTTCATAGTTTTAGTCGTTTAAATATGCTTTTTTGCAGGAATTTGAGCAAAACTCTCCGTTACAAGGCTCCCCGCAAAACTCGCACTCATCTTCTTCGCTTTCAGGGGGAGTTTCTAATTTCCATTCGTCGTAATTCATTTCTTAGGGATTAGGAGTTCTGGATTTTCGTAGATATTCCCGATAACTTCTAATTTTTTCCATTCCTTATAATTAAACCTTCGAGGTTGTTGGAAAAAAGTACCGTTTAAAAAATCTGTTTTCTTTTTTTGTAAATTACATCCTTGAAATCCGTCAATATTAAAGACGATTAAAAAAGGAACTAAGTGAGGTTTTAAATTAAATCCCTCGATACTTAAACTAACAACATCTCCCTCATAAATATCAACTCCGTTTTTGTCTTTTAATCCGGTGAATTGCATTAATTCGTAATGTTCTTTATCAAAATCAACTAATGAAATAGAAGCTATTTGCGACCATCTGTACATTTGTTTTGAAATTTTATCAAAAACTCTAAACTTAATTTCTCTTCCCATTTTTACTTTTTTAAATGATTAATTACAAAAATCCAAAACCCAAAAGCAAACAAACTTTGCAATATTAAAACCCATCCAAAAAGAATTAGGTTTCTTTCGCCTTCTTTATATTCTTCTTTTGTCATAATTAGTTTTTTAAAATGTAACGAATAGGTTTTATGTCTTTGTGTTGGCTTGCTAATTCAATTGCTTTTCTTCGTGATTCTGCGGCTTCTCCGAATATTGGTTTGCATTTTTCAGGCGGGTTTCGTTTCTTGTTGCTCATATCTGTTGGTGTTTCAATGGTTTTAAAATTTAGTTTTGATTGCTTAGTTTCGAAGTATGTGGGGACTTCTTTTTTTTGTTCTAACCATCCCATATCTTCGATAACTGAAATTCTATTTGAGAGTTTTACTATCTCTTTACTTATTTTTATTGCTTGGCTTCGAGTGGCAATTTTCAGGAATGCTACATAGTTTGAAATTTGTTTATCGAAAAAATTTCGTTGGTGTATATTATTCATAAATTTTCATTCTTATTTTGTCAAAATAAACATCAATTATCCTTGCTACTTGGTGCTTGCTTACTTTGAAATATTTAGCGATTACTGATGTTCTATTGTCGTTCTCTGTTTTAAAATACTTTATTATTTCTTGTTCTTTTTTAGGCGAAATAAGAGCAGGGGTTTTTAGTGGTTTACTCATAGTTTAGATTTGGCTTTTGCTATTAATATTTCTTTATGAAAATTAAATCCGGGAATTACAGCTATGATCTCATTCACGCTCAAACAAGGTTTATTTAGAAGTATGTATTCTTCGGATTTTTCTTTGGTGGAGAAAGGTTTATACTTATTTAACCTTATAAAAATCAGAACACGTTTATCCGCTTCAGATATTATAGTTTTCCAAATATGTATGTTTGGATAGTAAAACTTATCTCCTTCGAAAATTTCGACGCCGTCTTCGGTAGTGAATAATGGAGTTTTTTTAGATGCTTTTCCCCATTTATTAATAGCACCTTTTCCGTAAGCACCATCCCAAGCGGTGACTCTAGTTTTGTCGAAATAATCTACTTCAATTTTACCTATTGGACGAAAACCTTTATTTCCAAAATCCCCAAAATCAATTAAATCCCCAATAGTAAAAACCTCTCCGTCGCTTAGTCTTTTTACGGAGTGAATATTCCACATTTGTAAATCTTTATTACACATTTTAAAAGTAATTACAGCTTCCTTATTAGTGTTGTTTAAGTTTTTTTCAGAAGGAGTTACTGTTAAAATTTCATAATCTACTTCCTCTACTCTTTTCCAAAATTCAGGATAGGCATCATAGAAAATAGTTCCGTACCATTTGGTAGATTTATCAGCACAATGTATTTCTCCTAAAGTGTGTTCTGGATAAACTTTTATTAATTTGTATTGTATCATTTTATTTGTGATTTAAAAGTTTCGTATTCATTTGTGAATTGTTTGAGGTAATTTGAAGCGACAATGCTTCGGCATTTGTTCGATACGCTTTCAAGGAGCTGTTTTCCGGTTACTTTTTCCATAAGTTGATTTATGTGTGGCGTGGCGTTTTTTAGGCTGAATTTCGTCTTTATTCGTCTTTTTTCATCCAACTCGTATTTTCGTAATTGTTCTTTGTAGAGTTGTGATTTTTCTGCCGGCGACGGATTAATTTTTCCTAAACTCTCCAAGTCAAAATAAAGATGCCAAGCGTCGTTACTAAATCCTGTTTCTTTTATCTCGTCGTAAATCATCTTCAGGAGATTTTCTCGTAATTCCAATTTCTCGTTTTCTGAAATCTCATTTACAGTCGTTTTAAGAGCTTTTAATTTATCTTTTGATAATTGGTATTGCAAAGATTCGTTCTTGTGTTTTAGGTAGGCAGAAATCACTTTTCCAGTGGTATTGTTGCTTAATTCTGGGAACAAATCAATCTCTTTTCCGTTTGAGTCGAAAATCTCCCTGCTTAATGCCATTTTGAATGCTAAGTAGATTTCTCCCGCAGTAACCTTGAAATTTGAAGTAGAGATGAATATCAACCAATCTTTGGCCATTTCCGAGTTTCGCTCCCGAACATTCAGCAACCGCATCACGTCATCGGCAAGATTTAATTTAACTTCCGGTTCGCTTCTGGCTATAATCTCCTGGGATATTTCCATTTTTAGCATCTGTGGCAAGTTCTCGTATAAGTCTTTCTCGATCAACTTTGGCAGGCTGGTACCCTGTATTGGAACCCACTCTTTTTGTATTGCTATTTGATTTGTCATTTTTCTCTTTGTTTACTGGTAGCCAATATTTGAAATGCTTTGCGAACTCATTCATCGACGGATGGACTTTTAGTTCGGTGCTTAGATGGTTAAAAAACAATTCGAGTTTCAAATCGACTTCCGCCGTCGTAATTTTAAAACTTGACGAAATATCTTTTTTCCATTTTTCGTTTTTTAATAGTGTATCTTTAAATAGAAAATTATTGTTATTAGAATCTATATTTTCTATTTCATCTTCATTTTCCATATGTTTTTCATATGTTTTACATATGTTATCATCCGTCGAAGCCGTAGTTTTTACCTTTTTCCTATTGTTTGAACGGCTTTCAGAGTATTTCTTCCTCTTCTCTAATTCGTTTTTTAATCGGGTATTTTCGAATAATTGTATTTCGGAGTTGAAAGTGAACTTGTTTTTGACAACATTGTGTACTTCATATGAATTACATATGATTAACATATGTTTTTCTGTAATTCCTCCTTTTGAGGCTTGGACGCACATACATTTTATGTATGCGCCAATCTCCTCATTTGTCATATCAGAAACCCCAGTGAAAAAATCTTGATGGTAAAACAGGAATGCTGGGTCTTTGCTCATAGATTTTAGTTTTTTCCATTTAGCGTGATAGTTTTGTAGTATTCTCGTGCCATTTTCACTCTTTCCTCCATCAATTTCATCTTTTCTCTGTCACGGTAAAAGACGAATGTTTTGACTCTTTCTTCCTTCGTAAAGTTTGGGTTATTAGAATACACCATATTCCTTTCTATTTGGTCGTAAATTGGCTCCATTGCTTTCTCGAATAGGTCTAATTCTGCATCGGTCATATCTGCGGAATAGTATTTCCATTTAGCGTTGTCTTTTTCTCTTTGGACTAAATGTGGCGGAGCATCGACAAGGCAGTATTTTAAGTGAAACTCATCAGCATCCCATAACTCCATATAAATATCTCCTTGACATTCATAGTTTATATCAGGTTTTGCGTTCATAAAAGTTTCTGGGTCCCAAGAACATTTTGTATCAATCACAATTTTCTTTGTTGGAAACTCCTTAAAAACATCACATTCTCCTGTGTGGTTTGCGTTTGATCGTCGCTCATCGTTTTTTACGTAGAAAACTCCATCGACTTCAGAAATTAAAGTAATTGCATCTTCTTCGGCATAAAGTCCTTTGTCAAGGTATTTTGATTTTATATCTATGTAAACTCCTTTTTTTATCTGTAACCAAATCTTTCTAACGAAGGCTTTTGCAGTGTCTGATAGTTCGGGCGGTGCGTCACGCTTTGCTATTAGTTCAGCTAATTCTTCGGGTTTCTTGGTTCCTTCGAATTTTACTTTATTTCCGTTTGCATTAAGTCCGGTAAGTTTTTCTTGAAGTAGTTCAGAGATTCTTGCTCTTTGAGTTTCCGTGAAAACTGTTCCTTGTTTGTTTGTCATCAAAGCGCCGGAACCCGACGCCCTAAATAATACTTCTTCTTCTATATCCATTTTTATTCTGGGATTATAATATTTTCTAAATAAGTCTTTGTTCCTGGATAGGATTTTATTTTCTTGTTGTCGATTACATATTTTATGTCTTTAAAATCATTAGCAGGAATGTAGTTTTGTTTAAATTCAAATAATTCTTGCATTTCAAAATGTTTTTCTTCAACATCTTCATCTAGAGCAACTTTCACTTCCTTGAAGTCGTCCTTGTTATAAATGTCGGCGGCGATTCCAATTTCAGCAGCACATTTTTTAAGAGCATCAGTCGCGGCAGATTTAAGGTCGTTTCCAATAGATAAAGGATTTTCTGTTGGTCTTGTTTCCTGAACTTCCTTCCCGTATTTTTTAATCATTTTAGCGGTTCCATCTTCGTTAAAGACTTTTTCTGCTTTATAGGCAATATCTTTATTTCCGTATTGCATCTTAATAATCTCCTTTCCGTTGCTTCGACAAGTCAATTTTCCTTTTACGATAACTTCTCCGTGCATAATCTTTTCGTCCATAATCTCAAAATCCCAATCCCAACCAAACATTAGATTAAGAATCTTTTTCATATAACCTCCAGGAACGTAATCCCAAGTCCCTCCTCCTTTAGCCGGTCTTGTTTTTACATATTGAGCAGGAGTTCTTTTAAGAATTAATGCGAGTTGTTTATCGTTTAGATTATTGTCATCTACCAAACTCAATTCCGAAGCCTCTATTAAGGCTAATTCATTTACTTGTGTTTTTGCTTCTGTCATAATTAAAGTTTTGTAGGTACGTTGTAGTTGTTATTGTAGTAGTTTTTAAGGCGTTCTTTTACTTTTTTTAAGGATTCAATTTTATTTTTCTCCCATTTACCCCACCCTAAAAAATCATTTTCTCCGTATTTTTTTAAATCTTCTTCTTTTCTAAAAATACGATTGGTAGCCGTGTCGATTGCTTCTAAAACTCTAATCGCCTTTTCGTGTTTTTCTATCTGTGTCATTTCGATTTATTGATTAGATTATAAACTTGAATAGCATTATTTACTTCTTCAGGAGGAAGAGAGTGATGTTTATAGTAGTAATGACTTCCATATTTATCTACATCTGTGACTACGGTTGGAATTAGTTTCACATTGTAGTTGCGCTTTAATTCGCTAATTCGGGTTCGAAAGCCCGCCAAAAACGGAAAATCTTTCAAAGAAGTACTTCCTTTCTCAATTAGAGTGTAAAGCACTCTTGCTCTGTAATTTAAAGGGGTTGATAGTTCCATATTAAAAAGTTTTAGTTGATGTCCTCTTCGAATATCTCCTCTTGAGATAAACCAGTAAATTCTGATAGTATTTTTATCCTATCAATAGTAGTAAGTTTATCACTATTTTTTAAATTTAACCACCTCGTAAACGACGAGTGTGAAACTCCAAATAGTTCGGATAGTGCAAACTTTTTTCTATCCCCTTTGATTTTTTCTTTAAATTCTTTTGTGAATCTCATATAAATTACGTATTTTTGGCATAGCTTATTCGGCTATTTGTTAAATAATAAATCAAAAGTAATATATAAATTTTAATATACCAAATAATTAATAATAAATTTTAAAATAAAATAAAAATATGGAAAATTGGATAGAATTAATGGGCTATAATGGTAAATATTCGTTTAGTGATTTAGGTAGAATTAAAATTATTTCAAAGAAAGGCGTAGAAAAAATAACTAATGGTTATATTTCTAAAACAAATGGTTACTATAAAATAGGGCTTTATAGCAATGGAAAAACAAAAACATACGAAGTCCACGTATTGATTGCTTTTTGTTTTTTAAACCATAAAGCAAATGGCTTAAAATTAGTTGTAGATCATATTGATAATAATAAGTTAAATAATAAATTAGATAATTTACAAATTACATCACAAAGAATAAATACCAGAAAAGATAGAATAAATAAAAATAATATTGTAGGTATAAAGAAAAAAGAAAATAATAAATTTGAAGCAGGTATTAAAATTAACGGCAAAAAAATTTATTTAGGATTATTTAAAACTGATATTGAAGCCGGAAATATTTATAGAAAAGCAAATGAAAATATTAACATTTATAATGGTGATGCAAAATATTTTAGAAATTATCTTTTAAATATATAATAAAAAAGCCTCTACAGGAATAAGTACAGAGGCAATACAAGGTATTTTTGGGCATTCTGAAAGAGAAACTACATTAATTTACCTCACAAATCAAGACGAAATAAATCGTAAAGAAGTTCTGGATAATTCTCCTGACTTTTAAGAATTATCTACAACGAATCTTACTCCTAAAATTTCTTGTACTTCACGGAATTTTTTAACCCCATTGTAGCTAAGATTATTTTCTTTGGCATAGTTTGGAATTGTTTGAAGTCCTAAATACTTACCCACAGATTCAATAAATTGAACTAAGTCCTCATTTGTGAAATTTCCATCCATCATTTTATCATCTAAAAAGGATAACAATTTTTGCCCATTGCTTGATATTGTTGAGTTTTTCATTTGGTTCAATTTATTGAATTACTATTAGTAAGTAGATGGAGTACATCCCTCCGGGCTGCACTCCATCGGGCTCCGGCTTCGCCTTGGTGAGCGGAACGCCCCTTTTCAGG